TAATTGGATAAACATTTTCTTTTAATCTTTTATCAGATATACTTGTAAATCCTGTTGTAAATGCTGTAATGTTATCTCTTGCTAATACTTCTCCATCAGTTTTAACTTGGAACAATGTATTTGAACCATTGTGTGCGTGTATCAATACTGATGTTGCTGCACCAGTTGATGTATTACGAACCGAACCTGATGTTACTAAACCACCAACATTTGCACTACCTGTAATATTTATTTCTCTTGCTATAAGGTTTGAACCACTTATACTTCCGGTTACGATAGCTTGATTAGTGGTTATGTTTTCCACAATCATTCCTCTTATACCAGGTGATGCTGGTATCACTCTACTGCCACCACCATAAGTTCCACCACCAGTTTGTGCGGAAGTTCCGATAACAGCTACAATGTTATTATCCGCATCTTTGAATACGGTTCCGGCATCATCTCCACTAGCATTTAATTCTATTTCAGATAATCCTAATCCTGTTGCTCCTACTCTTAAAGTATCACCACCAAAAAATCCAACACTATTTCCGTCTTTTACAAAATTAACACCGAGATTATCTATACCGACAAAACTTTGAGTTGCAAATCCACTCGTGCTTGTATTACCGACTTTTACTCCATTCCCATCAACTGCTAATTTTGGAACATTACCATCTTTTAATCTTAATCCAGAACCCGATACTTCAAAGTGAGAACCGGTTGTTACTCCGATTGTTGCTTCACCTACACCAAATTTAGATTGTGTTACTCCTCCTTTTAAGAAAATAAGAGCATTAGTATCTAAACTTGCTGTTGTTTGTGAACCGATAACACTATTTCTTAATTCTATACTTTCACCATAGTCTGCTAATATTTGTCCATTATCTTTTCTTAAAGACATTCCACCACTATTTAAATCAACTTGAGTTTCATAAGGATTTATTTTTGTTCCTAATGATGATGACGCTGAATTAATGGCGTTGGTTTGTGCTGTTGACGCTGAAGCTGCACTTCCACTTATACTTGATTTGGAATCTACTGCCGTTGTCAACGAAGCTGTTGCTGAACCAATATTATCAAACACATCTTGTGCTCCACCACCAGTAATGGTTACTTTACCATTAACTTCTAATGAACCGGTTTCAAAAGACATATATCCACTTGTAGTTCCACCAACACGAAAAACTGAATTACCTGCCATAAATATACCATTACCGGTATGTTTGGCTGTTGCACTTCCTAAACGAATTTGATTAGAAGAACTTGCAGCATTTGCTGTTCCAATTAAACGAAGTCCACCTGAATTTATGTCTATTTGTGCAACATCAACATCTAATGTTGTTCCGTCATATACGATTTTATTATTGTCGTCTTCACCAAATTTAAAATTACCATTGTTTTTAATAAATACTGGCCAACTAGAATCACTTGTTGGACTACCAGATTCTTTATATCCTAAGAAAGTTGATGTCAATACTAATCCAGTCGTTCCAGTCAACACACCACTTCCTAAATTACTACCAATAATGTCTTTTGCTGTAAATCCTGTAGATGTTAGTCCAACATTTGCTCGTGTAGACCCTGTATAAGAACCAGATGCCATATCAATCACAAGTGAGTGAGATGCGTTCGCACCAAGTGAACTTGATTGGAATGCTCCGTCTGCGATATCAGCTATATATGAAGCAGTTTGAGCATTTGATGATGTTGCTGTAGCTTGTAATCCTGCTATAGCTTCACTTGTTGCACCACCGGTAATGGTTACTGAACCATTAACTTCTAATGTTCCACCACTAAATTTTACATAGTTTGATGAAGCTCCACCTACTCTAAAATCTCCATCACCATCTACATAAAATCCGTCTCCGGTTGTTAAATCTACTGCACTTCCTAAAAGAATTTGATTGGAACCTGTTGTTGCTAATGGTGAACCAATAATTCGTAATCCACCAGTGTTTATATCTATTTCCGCAACATCAATATCTAATGTACTTCCGTCATATGTGATTTTATTATTCTGTGTATTTCCAAATTTAAAAGTTCCGTTATTTCTTATAAAAACTGGAAAGTTTGCTTCTGATGTTCCACCTGTTGTTTTAAATCCTAAGAATTCAGAAGTCATTACTAATCCACTAATTCCAGAAGTTACTGTACTTCCTAAATCACTACCAACAATATCTTTTGCAACATTACCGCCTGGTGATAATCCTACATTTGCTCTTGTAGACCCTGTATAAGAACCAGATGCCATATCAATCACAAGTGAGTGAGATGCGTTCGCACCAACTGAACCTGATTGGAATGCTCCTTGTGCTAACAATGAAGCTGATGCTTCCGCTCCTTGTCCAAACAATGAACCAGATTCAACAATCCCTGTTGTTGCAAATGTAAATGATTCTGACGCTTGTGCATCTATTTGGGATGCTGACGCAAACAATGATTGAGTTGCGTTTCCAAGTTGACTAATAGATGAGTCTGAAGCTGATACTTGTGATTGTATGGATGCTGTCGTATCTCCTAAAGAGTTTAATGTTGTTTGTAATGGCCCACCCGAGACTGTGATTGTTCCGTTTACCTCTAAAGTTGCACCATTGAATTTTACAAAGTTTGATGACGCTCCACCTGCTCTAAAATTACCACCACCATCTATGTAAACACCATCACCACTTGCTATGGCTGTTGCACTTCCTAATAAAATTTTATTACTAGTTCCACTTCCTTCACCTTGTATTTTTAAACCAGTTGTGTCTAAGTCAAATTTCTTTAATTTTGCTTCAAATGAACCTGTTTGGAAAGATATATGTTCTAATGAACTTCCTGCGAAGAATGAACCTGTTAAAAATATATTATCTGTTGCTAAACCAAATCCACTTACACTTGCTCCTTCTATTTTACCAAATAAACCAGACAAATCTCCAATACGAACCTTTAAATCCGTATCAAAAACACCCGAACCTGTTCTTTCAATAATATCCATATAAGGTGTAAATGTATCACTTGGATTTGCGTTTAATCTAATATATCCCGTGTTAACTCTACCGGTTGAAACGATAACTTGTCCATCTGTGTATGATGAACCTGTTCCTGGTGCTTCACTTATAGATGATGATAATGCTCCTAGTCCGTGATAGGTACTAGTATCAATTGATTGTGATAGTCTACCCCAAGAACGAGATACGAATAAAAATCCACCTAAATTTTTATCATCATCTGGAAATGCTCTTGATGAACTATTTATCCTAACATACTCAGATGAAAATCCTGTTTGTGTTACTTTTTTAATAAGTGCTACTTCTCCGTTTTCAAAACCACTAACATTATCTACTGACATTGATGTTGTCGATTTTCCAACTCCAATATCAGAACCACTAATTGTTGTTGAATTCGCTACCCACAATTGTCCACCAACTGCATTTACGGTTTCTTTTTCAAATACCGTAGTTCTTAAAGTTCCTCTAATTTTTGCTTCGTGTACTTCTAAAAATCCATCTTTAAATGATGATAATCTAAAACCTCTAAAGTCTGAAATATAATTTGATGATAAAATATCACCAGATGATGAAATGATTAAATTATTACTACTAATTTTATCACTTCCTAATTCCCAACCACCTATTCTACCACCACTAAAGAATACATCAGAACCTGATATTCCACCACTTGAACTTAGTATTAATTTATTATCAAAAGATTTTATTTGAGTATTATTTACTGCGAAACCACCAATCGATGCTGATACAAATCTTGCATATCCAGCAGTTGTTATTTCTGCTAAAGCATCACCTACAGCTGGCGTTTGTATAGAATTAGCTGAGAAAGTTCCTTGAACATCAACATCACCTGTAATCGTACCACCAGTAATCAATACATTTGATGCTGTTAAATTTCCGTCTGCACTAACTTGAAATTTGGAAGCTGATATAAAGTTATTCTGTTTACCGCCTTGTGTTGGTATTCCTGATGCTGAACCAGATATGTAGAATGAATTAGAACCAGTTGTAAATAAAGCGTTTGAATCTATATTGAAACTTGCGATAGAACCAGTTGAAAATCTTGCATATCCGTCGGCTAATATTTCTGCTTTAAATGGTGGGCCTCCAACAGGAACTCTAATTTGATTTGCTGTTGCAGCATTTACTGTGACACTATCACCAATCACTAATGAACCTGTTATTGTTCCACCAGCTATGTGTATGTTTGAAGCAGAGATATTTCCTTCTGTATCAAGATAGAATTGAGAAGAACTAATTTCTAAATTACCATTAGAACCACTTATAAATGCTCCATTTGACCCAGACTTTCCAAAAAAGAAATCTTTTGATTGAACTTTAAATAATGAACCACTAGATTCACCCGTTTCTGTTCTATATTGTAAAAATGAATCATCTCCGTCGTGAAGTTCTAACCCAATACCACGATAGTTATCTGAACCAGATAAGTTGGGCAATACTGACCCAGAAAATATCATAAATCCTGAACCAGTTCCGTTTGCTTTCATTGACGCTGACGAGAATCCGTGATACCCTACTGAACGAATAAATGCTGAATTTGTTCCTCCTATCTCTACACCTTGTCCTATTGTATTTCCTACAAATAATGAACCAGTTAATAAATTATTACCACCTTGAATTACTTCGTTTTCTCCTTCAAATTTCACTTTATCTTTAAAAGCAATATAATCTGATTTTTTACCATCTCTGTTTAAAAATTCAAGTCTAAAATCAAATATATCTGGTTTTACTCTTAATTTTGGCATTGGAGCTACAAATGTGAATTCATCTGGTGAAAAATTAGTATCATTACTTGGAATTAATTCTACTCTACCCAAATGTAATTCTCCAGATTCTATTTCTATCTGTAATTTGGTATCATCATTTACAACTACATTTCTTTCAAATGAAGGTCTGAATGGTATTCTTACAATACTAAAATCTATAAACTCTCCAACTGAATTATTTGATTTTTTTGATTTTAATTCTATAACTTCACCATAATTTTCATCTTCTGTTTTTGTGATTTTTATCGGGTCACCAAAAGAAGATACAGCATTACCAAGTTTAATACTTGGATTGTTTTGATTAATTTTACTTCCACTAATATAAAATCTTATTTTCGCTCTAGGTTGTTTTAAAACAGTTCCATCATCTTGAAGAATATCTTTTTCACCTACTTTTAATATTGGTCTTAGTTTTAATTCATAGTCAACATTTGGCCTCATTTTTAAATTTGATAATTTTGTTTCAAATACGATAGTCTCGTCCGCTCCACCATTTGAACCAGATATATGAACTCCACCCATCATACTAGGTGTTAATGTGTCACCAAATGAAATACTACCACTTGTAGAAATACTAGGAACTTTTGACCCTTTTACTCTTCTTTTTAATACCCAATGTTTATTGAGTTGATTTCCACTTTTAAATACACCTATTTTTTGAGATAATGTTGGTGAACTTCTGTCATTTAAAACATCTGAAGATTCTACCAATCTATCACTTATTAAAGTAAATGGTGTATTATTAGTTAAAGCTCTAGTGTATGTTTTTACTCTATGTACATCACCAGAAAATGTTTTCATATTTTTTATGGTGATTTCTGCAAAAGACCTAAATATATTTATACTTTCACCAGAACCACTATTTTGTGTTTGACCTGCTGGTTGAAAATCTATTTCATATGAAGTTGATTCATATGGAACTTTAAATTTTGTTCCATAGTCTTTTTCTCTTCTACTTTCAATTGTAAATGGTCTATCAATTTCCAATAAATCTGGACTATGAACGGCTACAATAGAAGCTGTTAATGATGAACTTATAAAACTCTGTCCAGCTACATTACTAATTCTTTCCAAATTAACTTTTGGTTCTGCTCTAAATATACCACCTGCAAACTCACTTCTAAATGAATTAGAACCACTCGCATAAATTAGTGTTCCTTTTCCTGTCCAATTAGGGTCTGGAATACTTGGTGGTAGGACTACCACCGTGTCGTCTTTTATGGGTGGATATTCATCATCAATAATATCTTCTTCTTTAGGAAATGGTTTATCATTTGGTGGAAACCCGTGTTGATGTTCGTATAAGATATCATCAAAATCATTTTCTATCCCAATACCAAGTCCATCATCTGAAAGATTATCTATAAATGATGAATAATTATTTAGTGACGAGTTATAAGTAAAATCTGGTTGTTCAAAAGCAAAACCTTCTTCTGTTTCTGATGGGAAATCATCTATGTCTCTAAATTGTCTAAATGGACTTGCGTTAGCTTCAAAATTACCACCAGTAAATGTTGATTGTGTTACGAATCCTGTTATTGTGTCTCCACCACTACCACTAGGAACAATAACACCTCTAACTTGTTCTGATATTTCTAAAGATGGTAATCTATATTTATCAAGTTTTCCAAAACCAACAGTTTCTCCTTGAAATATAATTTTTTCAAGATTTTTTTCTAAAGGGTCTATAAAAACATTTCGTTCCCACTTAACATTATACAAACCTTTCCATTCATCAGGAATTTCAGTTCCGTCTGCTAATCTTTCTGCGGAACCAAGTATAGTTAGTCTTCCAACACCTGCTGGTATATTTTTATACACTTCGATTGAGATATGTCTTGAAGGTTTATCACCTAAATATTTAATAGCTTCTATAAATACTGGTTTACCATTAACATCAAGTAGTTCTACTTTTATTTCGGCTTCAGGTAATAGATATTCAGAACCCAATATTTGAAAAGAACTTTTACCACCAGGTATAGTTTCCTCTATACTAAAAACATTGAAATATATAGACTCTGTTGTATTGTCTACTATGAATGTTTCTATGTTTGTAAGGTCTTGTTTTTTTAATCTTTTTTGTAGTACTGCCATATACACATAAATATCTTGAAATTAAAAAAGTGTCTTTATTTTATGAATTTTGTATGATTTTTTTATGAAAAAACTACTTATTAGTATGGACAAGTTTGTAGACATAAAAATAAGAGCTAAATATAGGGATATGTTAAAGGAATATTGTAAAGACAATGGTTATAAAATGTATGCTTGTGTTGAGAGTTTAATAGAAAAAAATTGTAGAAAAAAGAAAGTTTTAATTGTGGATAGAAAAAATTAAAAACTAGTTGGTGGTATTGCACCCTTTCCTATATTTTTAATTTGTTTATCTTCATCTTCTTCTAAATCATAATGTAATCCGTCATTTCCATTTTGACCGATTATATCCATTCGTTCATCATCTTCAATTAATGTATCTTGTGAATAGATATCTTTCCAATTATCGTGTTGTGTTTTTTTCTTTGGTTTATTCTGTAATAACACTTGGTTATATGCTATTACTAACATAACGGCTAACGGGTCAAACACAAAAATAAGAATAAAAATAAAAAACTTAACCACCGTATCTATGTCCGTTCCGAAAGTTCTTGCTAAATATATCGCGGGCCCCACATCAACTCCTGTTGATACTAATCCGATTTCTAAATCTGCTCGTCTTGTTTTAAATTCTAATAACTCTTGATTGATTTGTGTGATTTGTGGATTGTATTCTTCTCGTAGTTTTCTTTTAGCAGTAATATAGTTATCTGGTAATTCAGATATTGCTACTTCTAATTCTTCTTTTAAGAATACTTTGTCTTCATCTAATTGTTCTATTCGTTCTTCAATCGTTAATAGTTCAGTAGATTGTTTTTCAAATTCTAATGTAGCACCTTGATAAGCGTTAGATAAGTATCCAAAGATGCCTGCTGATGTAATGAATATCAATACAATAGTTGCTATTGTCATATAAACTTTTTGAAACCAATTAATCACATTCCAATAACGATACAAAAATGATGCCGTAACTAATTTACCAAGTTCTAATGCACTTGCCATTATCACTACCGATATAAATGCACCACTAAATAGTTTTGCTAATCCATAGACCGAAAATGCAGCGGCACTTCCTGCGATTAATAGTGCGGATAAACCTATCCAAATGTAAAAGTATTTTGAGTTTTCCATATTATGAATTTGCTATGTTGTGTCTGTTTAGATATATGTAAAGAGCTTCTATCTCTTCCTTTGTAATGTTTTTAAAAGATTTTTTATTATCAACTAAATATTTTAATCTTAACATTGCTTCTGGATTTGATTTAAACAAATCCTCGTTTTCAATAATCATTTTGAATTTTTTATTAATATCTGTCATACTAATAAATATCAATAAATAAAAAAGCCCACCCCTAATCCCTTGAATCCTGTGTAATCTCTATTTCGGCGTCAATTAATTTTCTGCTGGGATAATAGATATCGTTGTTCTGAAGTATCGTATCGGCGTTGTAACTTTTTTTCAGAGCTTCTATGTTTATATTAGAAGTAATCGGAATTTCTGCAAGAACTTGATACCTATCATCACCAACTGAAATTAACCTAAGTTTAACCAATCTTTACTACTTTTTTCTTTGGTTTCTTTGGTTCAATTTTTGGAATATCAATAGATAATAATCCGTCCTTGAAGTTTGCTTTAATTTTATCTCCGTCAAGTAAATCTCCTAATTCAAATTGTCTTTTGAAAGATGATTGTTTTAATTCTCTACGAAGAACTTTTGCACCTTCAACATCAAATGTTCCGTGTTTATCACCTGAAATTGTAAGTTTTCCGTCTTCAACTTCAATGTTCAAGTCTTTTTTATCTAAACCTGGAATTTCTGCTATTAGTCCAACTTTGTCTTCAAATTCATAGACATTTACTTTTGGATATGCTGTTCCTTGAAATGGCTTAACTCCAACAGTTTTGGCAACATCTGGAAATGCTGTTTCAACTATTTGGTCAAACATTTTGTCAAAGGGTGTTAGAAATTGTTCCCTATCGATTGCAGGGAAGTTCGCGTTGTATATTACTTTAGTCATTTTATTTCTCCTTGTTTTGTTAACTATTGTAGTCTAACCGATAACCTCTCTTGAGCGTTATCTACATATAAATATAATGTTATTTAAGAAAACATCATATTTTTTTTAAATAATTTTTCGGTATAAACCACACTCTACCCATACTATCTTTTGCTCTTAAATGTCCAGGTTTAACATTATTTGCATAAACTTGAACTATTTCATTTTCATAAAGAGCACCTTCAACACTTGTATAGTCTTGGGTCAATTTATATTTTCCCTCATTTACATTCCCCATTTTATTTTCCCCGGTAATGTCATTTCGTGAAAACCTATTTGTCTTGCTACTTTTCTAATTAGACTTATCATCTCCATATTGGTTTTACAATTAAATATGTTATCTAATACTCTATCTGCTTGAGAACAAGTCATTCCTTTTTCGTAAACTTCTCCACCAAACATATATGTTTTACCTGGTGTTTGTGATATCTTAACTAATGCGTTTTGAACTTCTTTAAACTTTAAATAAGAAGGATAATCAGAAACCAACTTACCTTGTCCTTTGTCGCACATTATGATATATTTGTCAAACCCAGAAGCTTGACTAATTTTCATTTTTTCTAAATTTTAACTTTGATTTTGTCCAGTCAATCCAAGATTGTTCCCACTCTCTGTATGCTTCTGATTTTTCTGATTGGATAAAGTTAAAATTTACTTCATTTTCAATTTCTCTATTTCTTACTTCTATTTTTCTATACTCTTTTTGGTATTCCATTATTAATTCAATATTTGGTTTACCTTCAACTTCAATGTTATTATTTTTTAGAACCTTTCCAAAGGCTTCTAAAGCATAACCACATTCGTCGCTTTGTTGCTGTAAATTCATTGTCATTTTACAACTCTCCTATTTACTTTCTTTTGTTATTTAATGGGGTGGGTAAGAAAGGATAACAACTCCACCCCACATACCTCCTAATCTAATTAAGAGGCGTAATCATCATCTAAATCGTTCTGTTCAATCTCATCTTCATTAAACATACTTTCGTCATCAGTTCTAGAATCTTTTACAAATCTTTGAACTAATTGTTTTACGAAAGTTCTTTCAGAATCAATTCCACCATCATTTGAATATTGTGGATAGATTGTGATTTCAGAAGCTTCTGGAAGTGAAAATCCGTCAAACAATAAACCAGCGATTTCAACCGAAGTTCTCGTGGAAACACCACTTGTTAATCTAGGATTTTCATTAGAGGCTTCAACTCTTGTTTGATGTGAGATTTGAGAAACAGCGTCTAGTAATTCAACATCAACATTAGGAAACATATATTCAAGTAATCCTAATTCTTCTTGATTAGTCAGGACATCCATTTCAATAATGGTAAATCTGTCCATTAACGCTTTATCTAAAACTCTCGTGGAAGTATATTCATTACCGATATTAGCAGTAGCGATAAATGTAACACCTTCGGCAACATTGATAGTTCCTTGACCATCTTGTTCATCAAGTCTTAAATATCTTTGACCACTATCTAAAACGGTCATTAAGATATTCCACGCTTCAGGGTGAGCTCTACTTAACTCATCAAGTAGAATTACCGCGTTTGGTGTTTGAATAGCTTTCACGAAAAGTGATTCTGAAAAGTAAGTTCCTTTACCTTTATCAAAGTGAACATTACCAATCAAGGTAGCTCTTGGGTCTTGAGTAGCACCTAAATTAAAGTAAAAATCTGGACGCTCTAACGCGTTTACCAATGACTTAGCGGCTAGTGTTTTACCACAACCAGCTGGACCAGTCATCATAATATTTTTACCACGAACAGCAGAACGAACTAAATACTTCCACTTCAATTCTTGCATAACCAAACCTTTTGGTTTCAAAGAATAAGAAGTATGAATATAATTTAGAACCTCATTGTGTTCTTGTGGAACTTCAACATTACCAGTATTAACCGGAATAGTGTTGACTTCAAATTCAGACATTGGAACACCCCACCAATAAGTCTTACCGGACTTATTAACTCGTTGTTCTAATGCTGTGTTGTTCTCAAAAGCTTTCTTACGAGCCCCAATAGAGATTTGAGAAGTATACTTGTTGCCATCAGCATCCCAAGCGTTGAATCTGTTTCCAGACTTCTCAATCCTTACAACTACATTGTTCATAACATTTCCTTTCTGTTATTTTGTTTATCTATCATACTCTAATATATTAATTAATTTTATCAATGTCAAGAGCTTTTTTAGTATTTTTTCCATAAATTTTTATATCAATTAATTCTTGTTTTGTAAAGTTATCAAAGTATTTAGTCTTTACAATACTTTGATGTGCTTCACCTAAGTCAGTAGAACTCATAATGTTAATTAAAAAGTAAGGTGAACCGGCTCTGGTCTTGACACCAGCAGCTGTTCTATCCTCGTGTGGACTAAAACAAAGTGCTTTGTAATCTTCGTATCCGTTATTTTTCATTAAGTTCTGTAATTTAAGTTGGTAATCTTTTCTTTCAATGTGTTCCCATATTTCACCTAAACAAATAAATAAGATTGAATTATATTTGTTTTCTTTAATCCAATCATCTAAACCTTTTTTAAAGTTTGGCCCATACGAATCATCTTGTCCTTTTAAAATTACAAATTTCATATCGTCATTTGTTAATTCTTTTTTTAAGAAAGGACAAATACCAAATCCACTAAATTCTTCTCGTGGTTCTGTTAGTTCCCATAACCAATCTTTTGTTTGTTCTATGATTTGTTTATCTGTCATTTCGTTAAAAACATCTTGTTCATTGTTTTAGCAATCTGAGTAACTGATGAAACATTAATGTTCTCAGCATCTTGACCATACATTGTTTTAAAATCTTGTAAAGTGGTATCTCTATCGTAATCAGAAATAAAGTAAGATAAAATATTGATACCCATTTTTCTCATTTTGTTAACCATATCTCTAGTGTGATGAACAGCTTCATCACCACAATAATATAGTGTATCATTTGAATACATTGGCATTCCGTCTGATAAGTTTAAGAAAAAACTATCCATTTTGTCAGTAGTTGTAATCATATCGTCCATAATGGCTTCAAAACACAATCCTTCAGGAGTGGTTGAACCACAATGTAAATATCTAAACAACTTTCTAACTTTTGAAATCTTGTCTACTCTTGAATCATAAGCATACATAATAACTGGTAAATCACCAGTGTCTTGTGTTCCTCTTAATGAAAACACAACATCAAAGTTTTGAATCATATCAACAGCTTGAATAATAGCAATAGCACAAGTTAATGACTTGTTAAATTTTTCACCAGACATACTACCACTAGCGTCCAAAGAAATGTGTAAGAAACCATCAGGAAACTTGTCTATGTTGATTGTGTGAAATACATTTGAATTACCAAACCCAAGTTCTGCAATAAGTCTTTTATCAATACGACCAGAATTTAATCTTGTGTTTTTTAGTAATCTTTCTTCACCACGAATTTGTAATTTTTTACCTAACATTTTACCAAGTCTTAATCCTTCAACAACTCTTGTTTGAGTATCTCTCCAAGGGCTTGAATCAATCAAACCTCTGAACAAACCTGAATCGACGAGTGTTTGGTTGAAGTTTTTAACAACTACACATTGTTTTTTACCACCAGCATTTCTGTTCATCCAACGACTTGACATTTCGTCATACTTTGAATCTTGTAAAATATTTTTTAGTGTAGTTCCAGACTCGGAAATAGCTTGAACTTTTTGTTTATCTTTTTTAGATAACTTTCTTTTTGAAATTTGACCTTGTAAAAACTTTCTTTGTTTATCAAACGCTCTATCAAGTTTTTTTCTTAAATCTGATTTTTCATCATCAGTCATTCCGTTTTCTAATTCTTGATAAAGTTTTTCAACCATATTGGCAACTCTACCACCATCTTGAAGATAAACTGATTCAACTTGAACTTGGTCAAGTAATCTTTCGTAATCATTTGAGTCTTTGTATTTCTGCATCAAGTCTTTAATACGATTAACTGAATAATCATTAACCATATCGCGATGACCTTCTGAACCACCAGTTCCACCACCACCTTGTTGATTTAGTGATTGTTGTAAAGTTTGATTTAATCTTTTTTTGATGTCATCATAAGTTTCAGCTCTATCGGTGTCATCTAAATTTTGTAAAACAATTTTACCAACTTTGTAAGCTACTTTCCAAGCATCACCAGTAGATTGTAATCTTGAAATGTTTCTTAAATCAATAGTTTTCCAAATATCTCTTAGACCAGGTAAAGCATCTAAATTAGTATTTGGATTAGTTAAGTTGATAATTCTAAACATATAAGCGTCTATTGAAGCTTCTGTCATTTCATCTGACTTTAAACCTTTGTCAATAGTAGGACTATTGAAATACTTCTGATACATAGATAAATAATAACCTTTGTATCCAGGTGAACTAGATACAACATAGTGGTCAATTCGTCTATCCTCAACATAATTCAACATATTCTTAAAAAACTCTTTGATATCTCTTTGTCTCATACCTTTACTCATACCTAATTCATAAGTTGTTTTTGGTATAGAAGAACCAAGTTGTTTTAAGAAATCAAAGTCTGATAATAAAATATGTGAACCCTCGTGTAGTGCAAGACCAACTGAACTATCAAATAATTTGTCATCAAGTTTAGAAGATATCGTAACAATTTTTCCGTCAGTATAAGAATCACCTCTTTGTGAAAACTGAACAGGAATACTTTTAGAAGTTACAATATTTACAAAGTTAGAAATGGCTCTTTGATAACCTGCTAACTTAATGTGGTCAATACCGGGTTTTGTATCTACATCTTTTTCTATAAGTGATTTGTTTTCTAAACTATCACCCAACCAAAAAGACGAAAAATTGTTTTGTTTATTTAATTTCATAACTATCCTAGTTTAATAATAAAATTTGTTAATGTCAAGAGCTTTTTTATTAATCTTCCAAATAATTTACTTGAACTTCATTTAGATGATAATCTCTTTCTGAATATTTGAACTCATCTTTAATGTGTTCTTGTGTTTTTTCAGCAATAGTATCTGCGAACCATCTAGCATCTCTATTCTCATTTTTAGTAGATTTCTCACCACAACCTTGTTCTGGAACAAATATCTCCATAGTCATATTAACCCAATATCTTTTAGCCATAATTTTTCTCCTTTTCTAATTCTTTTTTTAATTCGTTTAAAGTGCATTGAGCACCATTTATAAAAGTTCTACCTTCACTAATTTCTAAGTCTAAACTATCCAAAGTTCCTTGATACTCTGGTAAGTTGTTTAATCCATTAGTCAATTCTTGTTCTAATGTATTTAATAATTCTTTAATTCTATCTTTCATTATATCATTCCTTCCAAAATTTCTATTACTTGTTCATCTGTAAAATCTTTAACATTGTAAGTATCTGTAAAGTCTGTTGGTGTAAAAAAGTCAGTATCATCTAATAACTCTAAATAACCATATTTGTTTCCACCCTCATTGAAAGCTAAAGTTTCTCTTTTCATCTCATACAAGTTATACAAAGCTTCGTTTCTATCTTCTGTAAACTGCTCTATATTTTGTTCTACTTGTTCTTTTGTGTAACCCTCAGTTACATTTTTAATTTCTAATGTTTTTCCATAAATCGTCATAATTTTTTTCTCCTTTACTTTCTATACTAGTATAACTGCCTTAGCATTAAGAGTCAAGAGCTATTTTATCTTTTTTTTAAATTAATTATACAAGGAATACACAGCATTGGATAAAATATTGTTCCAACGAAGTTATCTGTATTGCAATTATCACATTTTTTCATAACAATACAATATAATGTAGCCCTTTTTTAAAGTCAAGAGCTAATTCAATAAGCTGTGTTATTTTTTTAGAAGTTTTTTTAAAAATTATTTTTTTATCTGATTTCATTGGGTTTTTAGGGTTTTTGGTGGTTTTCAAGCAAACGATTCTGGAGATAAGGATGATGTATTGATTTCTGGTTTTCTCCTGCCCTCCTTCGGTGGTTCTATTGAATAGCATTTAAGACTTGTTCGTTAACAATGACTTTCGTCACCACCACACTCTCTCTCTTGGTGTGGACACTTCTCCCGGAATGTATTTCTACAATAAGGACTATTTGTTCAATATAAGCGACTTACTCAGTATGTCCTCTCGTGGACTCCTGATGCGAAACTAAGTTTAAATCGATTCTACTCGATAAACTCCTGGTTTATTTTGATTGTCATCATTTTTATCTCCTTGTGTTTTGTTTTGTATAAAAAAAGAGAGCCGTGATTTTAAGTTTGGTATATGGTGGAAACTAAAATTTGGCTCTCTTAAAAATATTGGTGGAATTTATTGGGGATGTGAGGCTAATGATTACTCACAATTTTCGTCTTGGATTTTTCATACTCTAAACTTTACATCTATCAGTTACGATAGTTCATCTTAAGGTGGTTATTCCTCATTGATGTGAATACAACTTCTATGCAAATACCTTATCTCTCCAAGTGTAGATTGTTCGGTCATAATAATAGGACTTCAGTTTTACCCTTACCTATAATAGAGTCATAAGAATCATCTTATCTTTTTTACGAAAATACATTAGACGATATCTGTCGATATAGACGATTAGAATATTTACCAATCATCAAGTCACCACAACTTCGTCCGGATTACTTTATGGGCTTCAAATGTCTACCCATTTTTCAGTCAATCCCATATAGAGTTAATTACTCTCTATACTTTCATAATTCCAATTTTCAAATAACTAATTACACTTATATATATAAGTCAAATCGCCCAAAATACATTTTTTCTTGCATTTTTTTAATCAAATTTAATTTTACTAAATTCTGTATCTTTCGTGATTTCAAGTAGTGTATCCACTGCATCTCTCATAGAGTCAACATGCGATACAATCAAAGCAAATTGGAATTGTCCTTTTAGATATTGGAATAAATTATAAACTGAATTTATATTATCACTATCCATTGTTCCCCAACCCTCATCAATCGCTAAGAAATTACTTCTTGGTAAATTACTTACATTTATTAAACCAACTCTCATTGCAAGAGAACTGATAAATCTTTCCATACCACTTGATAGTTCTAGTGGCCACTGGTTAACATCATCATACACAATATTACTATTAATGTTCTTTCCGTCCATATCTAACGACATTTGGAAATCAACTAGTTGTCCTAAGATATTATTTATTTCTCCTTCAATCGTTGGTATTGCTTTTTCTAACAATTCATAAGGAACACTATCTCTTCTAACAGCATCTAAGTAATAACGATATGCTTGATTTTTGTTTTCTAATTCTTCTATTTCTTCAATCTTCCTGTTGATGTTTTTCATTTCACTATCACCAACCTTGATGTCGGCGTGAACTTCTGTTATATCACCAGTTAAGTTTACTATAACATCCTCTACATCATCTAAATTATTTTGAACAACTTGAATATCTTCTTTTATTTTTTTATTATATTTGATATTACTTTTTTGTTCATTGTATTGTTTTATATCTTGTTCAATAGTTTCAATTGACGAATTTATATTTTTCTTTCTTTCTTTAAAATATTGTAGATTAGTTTTTAGTTCTCTTTCTCTAAATTCTGCTTCAACTAAACTTGATTTATATTCATCATAATTTTCTTTTTGCTTGATAATAGGATTTAGTGTTTCTATTTCTTCGTCCATTTTGTTCTTTTTCTCAAGATAGGTTGCGGCCAGCTCTTTATCTTTTTCTAAGTTCTTTTCGGTTTCCCTAGCATCAATTGTTAATGGATTACTCATACAATGTTCACAATCGTCGTCCCAAGTAACACCTTTTAATTTTTCGGTCTTGTCTAATTTGTTTCTAACCTCTACTTTTAATTTATCTATTTCTATTTGAAATTCATCTCTACTTTCTTGTAAAGTTTGAAGTTTTGAATATTGTTCATTTATATTATCAGATTCATATTTTGTAATATTAATTTCTATTTCGGTTAATAATTGACTTATGTCATTAAATTCTGAATTTGTTTTATCTATGTCTTTAGTAACTTCTTGAAAATCTTTATTTTGACTAAGTAAATCATTTTCTAATTTATCTATATCTTGTATATTATCATCAACAACTTTTAGTTTTTTAGTCAAGTTAATAATTTTAGTATTTAATTTGTTTTGTTTTTCTACTTGTTTTTCTTTTTTGGAAAGTAAGTCTGTTTGTTTAACTTGTAATAAAGTAGTTTGTTTTTGTAATTCTGCTAAGTTTTTACTATAATCAACTTTATTAAAATCTCTTAACAAAGTTTGTGTTTCTGATATTTTATCATTAGCAGATTGATACAACGAATCGAAAATATCTGTTCCCATAAATGTAGATAATAACTCTTTTCTTTCCTTTTGTGTTTTGTCAATGAACACTGTGAAGTTATTTTGGGTGGATAGTGTTGATAAAATAAAATCTTCGTATGTTCCCACCACCTGATTAATATTGTAGTTTGTCGTTCGTCTTTGGTCACCATTTAAACTAATAGTCTGTCCACTATCATCAATCATCCAAAAATTAACATTTACTTTTACATGCCCGTCTCTTTCTCTTTTTGATGCTTTTCTTTCAATAAAATAATCTAAACCACCAACTTCAAAGTTTACTTTACAACTAAAATTCTTTTTCTTGTTATTTAGAACTGATGCCGCTTTTGTGGTTCTTGATGTAACATCAAATAAACAAAATGATAAAGCATCTAATAAGGTTGACTTACCGGAAGCATTTGGAGCAAACATACCAACAATTCCGTCAAGTTGTGTAAAGTCTACATAATTGTTTTCACCATAACAAAACATATTTGAAAATTCAAAGTGTTTTAATTTCCAATTAATATTTCGTTTAACTCTTGCTGGTGGTAGTTCATTATTGATTTCTTCATTTAATTTTTTAATCTTAACTAATATATTGTCTGTAATGGCGTGGTTTCGTTTTAAATAATCTTCAATCAATTCGTATTGATAATCAGTATCATTTACATCACCTATAACCATTTCACTATTAGACCTACCTACATCTCGTCTGTCTACTTTTGTAATTGTGACATCTTTAATTCCGTATCTGTGATGAATAATAGCTAAGGCTTTTTTAAGTTCAATACCATTGGTATTGGATACCCTAACTCTTAATCTTGCTTTTTTAGGCATTCCTTTTACATCAGGAACAATACCTTTATCAATGTCTATTGTGTAGTATCCGTAATCATTTGGTATTTCAATGTATTCTGATTTTTTTGTTTCTACTTCCCACAACAAATATCCGTGTCCAATACTTTCTCCGTGATTTTGTTGAATCAGAGAACCACAATAAGCAATAGTTTTTTCTTCATTTAAGTATTGTCTTTTATGAATATCACCAATTAGACCCATATCGTAATCGTCAAAGTAATCTATTGTAACCTTACCTGGTAGTGAAAATCCTACATCAGTTTTTGACCTATCAACTGTTCCGTGATATAAAACAACCTTTGTATCAGCTTCAAAGTCTTTTGCTTTAATGTAGTTCTCTTCATCTTCCCAAACATCCCAAACTACAAAACTCATATCGGCTATGTCGTAAACGCCTGAGCGTTTTAAGTAATGTAAGTTGGGTAAATTTAAATTATTGATGATAGGTGTTAAAACATCTAATCTATTCAAGTTATTTAAATTACAATCGTGATTACCCGTTATAACTATCGTAGGACAAATCTCTGAAAGAGATTTTAAAAAACGAGAAGTTTGGTCTACGAGTTCGGGGGACATATCGGTTTTTGAGTGTGCTATATCACCACCGATATAAATAATAGAATCCTCACGATTCTGTTTGATTTTTTCATACAACCTTTCAAATACTTGTTCGTATTCGGCGTGTCGTTTTAAATTTCTAATATGAACATCAGATATGTGGTGTATGTATTTAATTTTTTTTAAAGGAATATCAACTTTTGTTCTTTTCATTATATCATACCAAGTTTATGTTTCATTAATTCTCTAAATGAAGTTTCTTCTGTTAAATTTTTCATATCTGTAAATTTTTCATAACCAATATCATTTGGGTCTTTTTCAGTCATTTTAATCATATGAACTTTTATACCCTCGTTCATTAATTCTTCTACAATTCTCATACTATCTTTTACAGCATCATTATCAAGTGCAACATATAGAGTTTTTACTTTCTTTTCTAAAATCTTTCTTTTTAAACTATTCATAATTGTTTTACCAAATAACGGGATAGAATTTATTTTGGTTGATATTGCATCTAAGGCTCCTTCAACTAATAATATTGGTTCTTCCCAATTTACAAACAATTCAAATCCAACAATATCTTTTGGTGTTGGTGAATTTCTATATTTAAGTTTACTATCAAATACATCTCTACCGACAAAAAAATTTAATTTACCCCCACTATCATATGAAGGAATAATAATTCTGTTTGAGTATAGTCCGTCTTCACAATAACCAATTGAGTATTTAATCATATCGTCTGATGAAACTCCTCGTGATTTTAAATACTTTAATGCGTGTTTATAAATTGGTGAGTTAGATTTTACCCATATAGGTTTGTATTCGTCTGGTAATTTTACTTCTTTGTTTTCTTGTTTGGTTGGAACATACTCAAATGAAAAATCATCTGATAATTCTTTTAGTTCACCATATTCTTTTTTGGAAGCTTTGACTTTCTTAAACAACTGAAATAAGTTATGACCACCTTGACCAGATACCCAACAATGCCATTTTCCATTTTTAACATTGACTTGTAGTTTAGGTTTGTGATGACTAACAAATGGACTCCACCACATATACTCATTTTCTTTTGTTAATTGTTGTCCTTGTGATTTTAATACTCTATTGAGTAGATTTACTATCTTCATCTAATAATTCTAACAACCTTTCAAACTCTATTGTAGCATAAATTTTACTTCTGTTTCTTTTAAACACTAATAATGGTATGTGTTTTCCTGCGTTTGTTTCAGCTTGTTCAAGAGAACTCCATATATTTAATTTCTCTTGATTTTTACATTCTGTTGCAAATGGAAACAATTTACGAGCGGCTGGTGATAATAAAACATCTTCACCACTATCTCCCATAGTAGTTGAACGAACATCATCTTCTTCTAGTTGTGTGAATTTTTCTAAGATTAAATCTCGGACTTTATTCTGTAACCTTTTACCTTTGTTTTTAGCACTTCTCGTTTTCATAACCAATAATAAATATAATTGAGATTACCCAAAATCAATTATTTTTTTCTTAAACTATGTTTCCATTTTCCTCTCCACTCTCGTCTAGCCCATCTTTCAGCTGCTATTTCAAATGGGTTGTTGTCGTGGAAATCTTTACCCTTATCTTCTTGTTCTTGTCCAGCTTGTGTATACATTCTTACAAACTTTTTACGACCATATTTTTTACTATCCATAGCGTGATAAATTTCGTGTAACAAAGTTATCATAAAATCTTGAACACTTTTATAAAAAGGTCTTAACTTTATAATATCTCTGTCAAAATCATAATCACCTTTTGTTGCTCGTGGACTAAATTCTAATTTTGAATTAACTCTGTATTTATTCATTATTTTTTTAGCTATTTGTTGAAAGTCTATTCTTTCTAATAATAAAGTTGTTCCGTCTTTTAATGTATATGTTTCTAACATTTTTTGTTTTCTTACCCAAGACTTACCTCTCGGATTTTTTATTGGTCTTTTGATAAATTTAGATATTCCTTTTTTAACCAACATATTAAATCGTTTTTGTGCTTGTTTTGGTGAAAGGTCTTTGTTGTTATCAATGATTATAAAGTTATTACCACCAAACAATCCTTGAAATCCACCAATATTTTTTATAACTTCTCTGTGTGAATCAACAACTATTTTTTCCGGTAGAACTCTGTCACGATTTTTATTTCTTTTAAGTGCTACTTCTAATGTAGTGTTGACAAATACCATATAACAATCATATCCTTTTTCCTCTAATTCTTTTTTCTCTTTTGATATTTTTGCATAATCATCACCGGTTCCGTCAATAATCATACCGAGTCTTCCGTTTTGATATAATTTTTTTCTCACACCGGTTAATTCTTTAGCATAACTTCTCAATCCACTTGCGTCTGGTCCATCACCTGTTAGATTGTCAAATACTTCGTCTGGTAATGCGTCTAAGTTAGTTCCGAACCCGTATTTTTTTAATAAGAACTTTAACTCTTTATCTGTGTTGACCATTTTCATACCGGTCTGAGATACATTAACTCTTTCTGGTATTCCAAATAAACCTTTTGCTACCCAAGTTTTACCACTTCCAGGCCCACCTGCTAAGAAAACTGCTTTTAAAATACCTGGGTCATTGATACCTTCTTTTAAAATCATTGTTTCACCATTTTTGGTAAGTATGTTTTCCATATGTTTATAATATTCTTTTTCAAATCCCAACTCAACAAAAGCTGTATAACCTTTTGGCCCTTGTCTACCTGATGCTTGTGAAGCTTCTTTTAATGGTAATCTAAATGTTACAACTTTTCTACCATTGATTGTTGGCATTCCGTGTTCATCTTTACCAATAGATTTGACTACGGTTTTTTTATTTTTAAATCTACCAGTTAAAATAGTATCTCCAATCTTTACTGGTATATTTACATCTTCTCTAATACTACGATTTAATTTTCCGTGAATTCTTTTCATTTTTTTTCTTTGTGCTAAACTTGTAGGTATCCAATCTGGTCCAAAAGTATAATCCTTGTTTTCTTTTGTTTTCTTTTTCATCTTGTTGATATAAGAACGATAAACCGCGGCTTGAGATGATTTACCCATTTCTTTTGCTCGTTGTTCCATTGCTACAGCGGCTTGAATTTTGTGTGCGTGAGATTTACCACTACCCTTGATTTTACTTACTGAAGATTTAGCATCTTTAACAGTTGCAAACTTTAAACCTTTGATTGTTCCTTTTGGATTTTCATCTGTGTATAAATCTGAATGAGATGAAGAACCTCTATGTTGTCCTTTTTTTCTTGGAACTCTTGGTGTTTCGTTCATCTATCTATACCCCATTTGATTTGGATTGATACCTAATTTTTTTAATTTGGCTTTATATTTTTTATGTTGGTTTGCAGTTCTACCTTCTTTAGCCCATTTTTCATTGAGTTTTCGTCTTCGTTCTTTTCTATCTTTGGCGTTTCTATTCGGCATATCTACAATTATAAATATAAAATTTTCGATTATTATGTATCAAATCTAACAATAAAACTTATGTCTAACTCTTTGTCGTTTTTGATTGGTTTGGCTAATTTACCCATAGCTAATAAATCATTGTGGTCGTCATAAAGTGCTATGGTTGTAACATATGGTGCGAAATTTGAACCTGTCGCTATATCTAACAAAGAACCAGTTCCGGCGTATCCCTCGTCACTATACGAAGAACTTGCTGGCCATATAACTGGTAAATTTAAATGTTCTGTTGAATAAGTTTCGTCTTCTGGAAATAAATTAGTTGGAACACCAAAACTACCACTATTTCCTGGTGTTAATGTAATATTTGAACTATTGGCAAATTCACCCCTTCCAACATTACATTGAATTTCTCTTTCATAAATTGTTCTTGTTGATTTAAAAGTTATATCCCAACCATCATCACCACCCGTATTACCTATATTATAATAAGAACCAGTATCGGTTATAACAATCAATCCGTAACTATACATAACATTACCTATAATACTACCAGTCGTTTGTCCACCACCATCAGCTTTAAACGATTCTGATGCTACTGCGAAAGATGATGAATAGTTGTTGTCGTATAGATTTCCTAGTCCATCATCTTTTAATGTATAAGTTATATCTGTACTATTATCTGTGATAGTAACCGATTTTGGTTTTATTTTTTCACCATAAAATTGTCTTGGAATACTAATGATTGAAGCTGATTTGTGTAATATTCTTGATGAAAAGTTATATGTAAATCTATTAGGGAAATCTGATAAAGATGATGATACTATTGCTTTAACTGGTGAATGTGTTTTTTCCCAGTGTGTTAAATCAACTTCACTACTATCTATAACATTGACATCACGATAGAACATATTGTTTATTGTGAAATATATTGGTGATTCATAAAATGTTGCCCAATATGGATTTTTTCCCATTGAAGATGAGAGAGAATTGTATACCCCAAAACTTTGTGAATTTGCTGTTGAATTTTGGAAATTGTAAATACTTCCACTTCTTGCACGAATTCCATAAACTCCACTACCACTGTCGTTATTTGTGAATGTAAATTCTTTATGGACTTCAAATGACCTAAGTGATACATCTTCCGGGTTTATATTTTTGTAAATACCCATTTGTATAACCTAATTAAAAGTCTAACTTAACTTTAATAAGTGCTTCTCTACTTCTTGATTTTAAAATTGGTTGACTTAGTTTTGCAATAGCTAATGGTTCTGCTGTTTCTTCACCATAAAGTGCTACAGTTGTAATATAAGTTTTCGGGTCATTTTTAAATGCTTCAATTTTTATATCACCAGAACTTGACACATAAGTTGGATTTGTGCTTGAATTAAATTCACTATTTCCAACTCTACAAAAGTAATGTGTTGAACTAATTGTTTCTTCTCTACGAGCTTGGAACAATGAACCAGAATCTATAGCTTCAACCATTCTATGTAAACTATGCGATATTCTTGAATTTATTACATTTGAACCTGTTTTGTTCGCTAGATAAAATAAAGGGTCTTGTTGTGGAACTGATAATGTATGAACATCAGCTACACTTCCAAGTTGTGTAGATTGTAATCTATGAGCACTTAGGATAAGTAATCCAAAGTCTGGATAAAACTTACCATAAGAACCACTTGCAGCTCCTTCAGATGAAGCGGCTGTATCAATTGTTGTTGAACCACCTTGTATAGAACCAGAAACAATATTATATTCTGTTACTCCAGCTGAGTTTATAGGGTTCGTATTTGTTGAACTATCATCAATCAATTTAACTTTTATTGTTGACTTATGACCACTCAAATTTAGTTCCCAATTTCCAGGGTCAACTTTTTCTCTCATACGACTTCTGTCAAGTGATAAAGCGTATATATGTTGTTTAGTAACATCTGTTCCTTGTTCAAAAGTAAATAATTCTGTTTCAGGTGGTTGGGTTAAATTTAACATCTGTCCATAAACAGTTGCTGTTTCTCTATTACCATCAACACCAGCTTTTCCTAATGAACCACTACCACCTTTGTGTCCATATAAAACTGAAAATTGTTTTTCTGATGTAGAACCAGAAACATCTGTGTTAAATAATTGTAAGTAATATTGTCCATTTGAACTAGACTGTACTGAAGATGTATAAACATTAGTAAGAGTTGATACTCCACTTGACCATATTCCCGAAGAAACTGTTTGGTTCACCTCTCTTACGATATCATTTTCTTCCACTAATGGTTTTTGATAACTCATTATTTATCCCCCTAAGTTCTTGTTAAGTTAATTGTTAAACTATCTAATTTACCAGTCTGAAGACCTCTAGCAGTTAAAACTACTTGTCTGTCTTGACTTCCAAGAATTGCGGTAGGTCTACATTTAATAGTAACTGATGTTCCTATTGTACTTGTTGTTCCTGATGGATTTCCTCCTCCACCAGTACCAGTATATCCACCACTTTGACCTGGAGTGACTTGACCTAGACCACCACCTGTTTCTTGTTCTACTTGTGGAACTGAACGATTTGGTTGAGAAGTTGTTACGATAGTAGCATATTGACTTGAACCTAATACAAATTCATATAACTCTCCTGCAGCATTATCAGTTTCTGCTGTGTATACACTTGATTTTCCTGCTTGGATAGTAGAAGCTCCTGTAAGTGTTATTATTGGTGCTGTTCCACTATTTTGATTTGCATTATTATTTAAAAAGTATTTAACTGCTAAAGTTTGATTTGGAATAGCTTCTAGAAGATTCATACTCTCTATCGCTTGTCCATAAAAGTTTGAACCATTAGGATGTGTGATATCATATAATCCATAATCAATCTCATCATCTGCTAATGCAAACTTTGTAATTTTAAATTTTCCTTCTCCTTGTGCTAATAACTCACGACCTTTTTTAGTTAATATAGCATCTACCGTTATGGTTGTGTTATCTAAAACTCCCATTTTTACTCCTAATTGTGATTAAATTTTGATTTCATTTTGAAACTACTTCGGTGTCAATTATAAATATATGAAAACAAAATTTTTAGTTAAATTAATTATTTTTTACTACCTCAAGTCTTTTACCAGTACTAGTCTGTTTAGTGACTACGGCTGTCTGTGATGTTGCTGATACAATAAATGGAAGTTCCCCATCTATTGTAGTTTCAATCGTATTTTTTACCCCCTCAAAATGAATTTTTCTATATCCACTCAAATAATCTGAAGGTGGTTGGTATTCAGCCTTTTTAAATGATGATGAATACGCGTGAAGTGCAGAACTTGAATATTGTGCATAAATCTGTTGACTTAAACTTGTAGTTAAAGGTTCTCCGACAGCACCTGAACCAGTATAGAATATATCTCTTACTTCAAATCTATCACTTAATCTTGATGATGAAATAAATGGTGATAATGCTTCATTGAACAATACATCAGGAACTTTTACACCTTGTACAATAGAACCCGTTTTATAAGTAGTTGAACTTCTTACAAAAGAGTCTTTGTATCTACTACTATTTAATGATGATGATAATGACGCACTTCCAATCAAATAAAATGAAGGTTCTTGGAATAAACTCTCTGATACCACACCAGTATAATCATTTGTTGAACCAGAAGCAGATATTATTGCTCTACGGAGTGATTGTGTTGCTTCTAACAAACCTACATTTATTTCTCCCTCTCGTAACAAACTTTCAATACTTGGTGTCTTACCTATTATTTCTTTTGGTCTTTCTAATATAGTAGGTTCGATTAATAAACCAAAATTAAACTTGGTTCTTGCTGGAATTACTTTTTTAATTTGTTCAAATATTGCTTGGTCATAAAATTTTATTAACCTTATATATTCCCAAAAATTATTTGTTTTTGTATATTTTTGGAAATAAGATTCAGCTAGTTCTCTTAAACCTCTATAAAATAATTCTTGTTCATCTCTCGGGTCTCCAATCTCTTTGTCAATGTCTATGTCTGCTACTGATTCAATTATATCTCTGTTAATAACATCTGTTGGTGAGAAGAACACACCGACCTTATTCGAATCAATTGGTGCTGTATCATATGAACTTTGTTCTGTTCTATAATCAACTGATAATCCAGAACCACTATTTATCCAATTTCTTTCTATACGAACTTTTGAATTTGATAGTTTATATCCTATATTTGGCGTAAGAGATTTTTCTTCTTGTTCTACATTACTAAATGTATTTGCGGTAAATCCAACTGCACTACCTGACTCAAACGCTCCGTCAGAGTTAGCAAACAAGTTTTGGTCTGGTGCTATATTGTTTAAAGTTGGTGATGTTGATAAATTTTTGTTATCATCTAATCTTAATCTAAATACTAAATCTGTAAATGATGATGATGCGTGATTACCATTTATTGCTTTTGGAGCTCTTGTATGGTTGTTAAATGCTGATTCTGTTAGTGGTGAATTGTAATATCTTATTTCTTGTAAAGAACCTGTAAACTCTCCACCTAAATCACCAAAAGAACCTGTTGAACCAAAGAACATATCACCACTTGCAGTCCATTGTCCGTTATGTAGTGATGAAGTTAATCCTGCTCCTGTGGTTGAACCACTTAAAATCATTGAAGTTGATGAATCATAAAGTATTTTACTTCTGCCAGCTTCATATTGTTTTACAAATAAATTATATTTTATACTTGATGTTGTCTCAAATTCGTTCTTTACTTCTTGGTCATATCCACTACTTAGTTCTCTTGTAATACCTACTGACCAAAACTCATTATTGTAAACTGGGAATAAAGATGAAGTAACACTCGTTGTTCCTAGTGAACTTGTGATTAAAAATTCTACTTTACCTTTATTATCTGTGATTGAACCTTGTTCTAATAATCTTACTGCAAATCTTTGGTCTTTGGCTACCAATACTTGATTGGAACTTGACGCGGCTCTAAATCTAAACTCAATAGTATCCGGTGTTCTTAAACTACCTGATGTTTCTTTCCATTGTGTTTGAATATGTTGACTATTTTTAAAATCTAACGCTCTTGTAAATCTTTGTCTAATATCAAATGTTGGTTGATATTCTTTTACATCTGGTCCACCATACTCATTAATTCTTAATATTGTTGGTGGAATACCATACGCATTAACAAGAGCTTGAATTGACTCTTTTGTTCCTTTTCTTTTTAAAATATAAGGCATACTCGATAACACACGACCCCATATTTCTCTTTCAATATCTTTTTCTGATTCTGTTGAGTAAACTTCATATGTTGATGAAGTTGCTGAACCACTTAATTGGTATCCTTTTATGTATCTATGTAGTTCTACTAGTTCTTTACCTGATGGTTGTTTCCAACCGAATGCATCTGATATAGTCCAAACTAAATCTTTTGATAATCCTTCTGTTAATTTTTCTCGTCTATCATAGGTGTCTTCAAATGCTTTAATGTAAATTAAAAAGTTGTCAAAGTAATGTCCAACCATATCTAAGAAATCTAAAAATGGTTGATTTTCAGAATCTCTTATAATGTGCTCTGGAATTAAATTGACTAAACGATTTGGATTGTTTTGGTCATAGATAGAAGCGGAAGTTATATTGTTGTTATACCAAGTTGTAGCGGCTGATGCTGTTACATCTGCTATTGTATATGGTTTAGAAGAATTTGTCTTTGGCCAACTTGTGTCAAATTCTAACCCAAATGAACTTGTGTTGGCTGATGAGCTTTCATAAAATAAATACTTTTCGTAATGGTCAAAGTTATTTACAATACCATTTTTTAATTCTTCATTTTTGGCTATTGCTGAATCATATACTGATGATGTTGTTGTGGCTTTTACTGCGAAAGATGCACTTTCTAATGAGTATGCTTCATATTGTTGTAATTTTGTTCTAAAGTTTTGTAGTCTTTTTTCTACCGAACCAAATGTTGAAAAGTTTTTATATTCATTATAGTCAACATTTATTTTTACTGAGTTACTACCGCTTTGTAATTCATTAAATAAAGAACTTGATAAAAAATTATTATTAGTATAAATGTCTTCTAAACTTTTTTGTCCTGTTTTAGAATTGTTAATATAGTCTATTGATTGTTCTGTTGGTTGTCTTAGTATAGGGTCTCCTAATTCAGCATCTTCAAATGGATACAGTCTTATAGTTTCTCTAATTGGTTCAGACATTTCTTGAACAATATGAACATTTTGTTTTACTTGAACATTATTTGGAACTTCATCATAAGTTTTTAAAACTACCGAGTGTGGTGCTATTTTTACACTATCAACATCAGTTTGTGAATTTACAATTACTGATTTTTGATTATTTCCAAAATCAATTAGTGTGTTTAGTTTTTTATAATCAAAATTATTATATTTAATAGCCCAATTAATACTTTGGTCATATGTTTTTGGATTTAAATTATCATCAAGTTTATCTTTTAAAGCATCTTGTGTAGTTATGATACCTTGTTCAACATCTACATTTGTAATTTTTGAAACAAATCTTTGATATATTTTTTTTGGGATAGATGAACTACCACCAGTACTTCCACCACCAGTTCCAGTTCCACCACTACTATTAATAACTTTCCAATTACCAGGAATTTCATATACCACTTCTTTAGTCGAATCTGGTCCAGATTGTTCTCTAGTGAATACTCTAGCTACAACATTCCAATTACCAGTATAATTCTCGAAGTCTAGTGTTAGTTTTGAATTACTACTTGGTGGTGATGGACGAAAAGTTTGACCATTGTATGAAAGAAGAAATTGATAATTCGTTATTTGTATTCCAGAATCATTTTCGGTTGTTTCTACTTCAATAGTTCCTTTTTTAATTGAATCACTAACGACAAATGTTTGTAATCCATTTACAATTGAAAAATTTTCTCCATATGTTAGTTTAAGTTGCATTAGAAGTTAATTCCTTGTCTTACAAATTGTTGTGCAAATTTTAAGTTTTCAGAACCCTCTGATACATTATAATCTGGTATTACTGTAAACAAGTTTGGTCTGTAAATAGTAAATCCTCTTTTTGTGTTATTCAAGTTAAAATTTAAATTAAATTCTACACTATATAGTCCACCAAATCTTTTGTGGTCAGTTGGGATTGGTATTGTTCCTGTTGTTCCATTACCATTAAATTTTTGTTTTGACTCTGATACAAACTTATCATTACTTACTAAATCAATACCATATAATTTAACTAAAAGTTCTGGTTGTAAAAATTTTATTTTATCCAAATCTGATATTGTTGTATTTATTTTAAATGGAAAACCAACTACATTAGCTGTCTTATAACCCATTATAAAAGCTCCGTCAAAAAGTTTAAGTCCACTATCTTCTTTAACTTCTAGTGCTATATCTCTAAGTTTTCTATTATTATCTTGATTCGAATCAATTCCTAATTCATTGAAAGTATCTATAAAATTAATATCGTTTGACCCTTCTTGGTCTCCACGATTAATATACGCTCCACCACCAGGCCCATAGTTTGTATTTGCTCCCTTATTACCTATTGTTATTTGGAATCCATCATTTTCTACTGATAAAGATTCTAAATCCATAATTTCAAACGCATCATTAATAACAAAATTACCACCAACCATACTATTGTCTAATTGAATAGAACTATCAGTTCCAAGTGTAAATTGATTTGAATAATTTGAATTTGGATTATCAAAGTTTACTATATCTTCAGTTGTATTAGCATAAGTTACAATTTCTTGTTCTGTTAGGGAATTGAATTGTTTTTTATATTCTTCATTTTTTATCGGTAAAGTTGCTAATCTTATTTCCTTTTTACTATTTGATATTTGGTGAACATAGTATTTATAGTCTATTTCTCGTAGTGGTTTTCCTGTTGTTCTTTCAACAACACTACCATCAATCAATACATCATACTCACCAGTATAAATTTCGTTATTTTGATTTACTAAAACTGATTCACTACTTCCGGCTACCTCTCTTAAAAAATTAAATTGTATTTCATAATCTCCTGAAAAATAACCATTTCTTCTCATTATTATTCCTGGATTTATTTTAAACTCACCACTTTTATCAATGTATTTATTTATTTCATTAAGCCTTATGGAATCCAATAATGTTCCGTTGGTGTTAAAAATGTTCATTTCAATATAATCTCTTGATGATTTACCAAATTCTGTTCCTTCTTTTTTTCCAAGCGTAGTCTTTCTACCAAGAGAAATTATATCATAATCTGTATCTGATATATTTGTTTTATATTTTTTATTTAAAAAGTGTGCCATAATTAACCTGCATTATAAATCATTGGTGAACCTAATGGAATAGAATCTAAATCTTCTCTTTCAACTACTAAAATTTCTAATTCAATGTATAGAGACAAAAGTGTTCCCACATAAGAATTAAGAATTTCTTGTGTTGGAAATTGTCTTCTAACATTATTTTCTAAATAATAAACTTGTAAATAATTATCAATTTTCTCTTCGTCGGTACTGACTAAAACTTCATTCCAACCATTTGGTGCTATTATATCACCATTAACTAAATCAATTGTGTATCCGTTAGTTCTTTCATCTGGAGTTTTTCTTGATGGTGTTAATAGTGTTGGTGTTACTATTGTTCCATCATCATCTACATTTTGAAATAATCTTGGTTCTAATACATTGTCTTGTGGTTGATTAGCTAATCTAATGGTAGGTAATGATGTTGGTTGATTTACTAACTCATCTATTCTTGTATCAATTGTTAAATTAAATTTTTCACCAGATGAATAAACTGGATATTGATTTGGTTTGATAATATTTTGGTCTTCTCTATCTAATCCAGCTCTTTTAAATGGTTCTTTTAATCTAACTTCATCATTAATATTTTCGAAACTTAACAAAGTCCCGTTTTCGTCAATTATATGATTTCTTATTTCATTATCAATTTGGTCTTGTTGAGCTTCATCAAGATATAAATTATATTCATCTTGTCTGGCTTTTTTTCTATCTTGATACCATTGATAGTTTTCTAATTCTTCTCGTGTGTAAGGCACTTGTTTACCTCGTTACTTTAAATATGTGGTCATTGTCTACAATATGTTCTACTCTTGTGTTTCCACTACCACTAACTACCTTGTAAAGAAAACGATAATGTCTTTCTGGTTGAAATGCGTTTAAATCTAATCTGAAAAAGTTTCCAGTTCCATCACAACTTAAGTAAGAACCTGTTGAAAATGGAATAATAACATCTTCTGTCAAAGCATCTCTAACTGAATATTGACTTTGACTTGGAATAAATTTCACAGTTAAATTTTGTGAACTTGTTGAATAAGTTCTTGTTGGAAATCTTTCACGACCATATACTCTAAATTTAACTTTTGATTTTTCTTTATATTCTTCTCTTAAACCTGACATATAAACCATAACTTCATCAACATCATCTGCGTCCAATGTAGATAGTGAACCAGTATTAAATACTGAATCATCATATTCTACTTCTAACTTTGGTGGATAAATTGTATGTGTGTCTCTTGAAAAGAATGCAAAATGTCCAAGTCTATTCGTACTTCCCTCGTCTAATGAAGATGATGTATTACCTACACTACCAGAGCGTTTTACCATAAATCCTTCGTTTGCTATAGAACCACTTAACCATAGTTTAGTGATGTCAGTTACATCCATTCTCATATCGGTTGTTTCGTGATTAAACGATTGTGATGCTTCATATTGATTAAACCAAGTTCCACCAGTATTGTTTGAACCACTAATCCATTGTGTTCCAGTTGTTTCTCCGTCACGATATCTCCAAGAACAACCATCAGTAGTTGCTGGTTGGTCGAAGAATCTACCATCACCTTGAACCCAAGACTGACTTACTGGATAAGCAAATAATAATTGACTTGTTGTTAATTCTTTTGAGTTAGCGTCATATAAATTTAAATAATATCTTGCATTTTCAGGAATAATTCCTGCTACAATTGATGACGATATATCTGCTAAATCAAACTTTATTAAAGCTCTTGAAACATTTACAACCGAACCATCGGCGTTCATATCTTTACGAACTTCTAATATTTCATCTAACCCAGTATTTCTACTTTGAGTAGCACTACCTTCGTATAGTGTTGAATCTTTTTCTGCAAATGAAAAGAAATGCATTATTAGTATCCTCCTTGATTAGTGTTTGTTCCAACGACTTCTCCACGAATATCTTTTAGTGGAAACTTAAGTTCAAATATACTTGGGTCTAATGATGGATATAGAATCCCATTTTTTAGGGCTGTATCAACATCATATCCATTACCACTATATCCTTCTGATGTTTCAAATTTATTTACTATTTTAATATCAGTTACTGAAGCTACACCATCTACTAATGATATTTCGTATCCTAAATCACTCAATACTATTGGTTGATTTATTTGCCAATTATCAATATTAAAAAATTCTGATACTCTTTCATTTGCTAAACCAAGAACTTGTTCTTGTGAGAAGTTTGATTTGGTAATGATTTTATATTGAACACCTATGTTAATTATGTATCCGTTTTTAATATTTACTGCGTCAGTAATTGGTCTAAATCTTGTTAAGTAAGTTTTTAAATTTTGTTTTACTGCATCATTTACAAGTGATAACTTTCTATTAGAGTTATACCCCAATACATATAGGTTTAATGCTAATGGATTAGGTATTCTGTTTTGTATTTCTGAAAGTGGTTTACCAACATCTTCTTGTGTTATTTCATAACTTGATTGTGGTGTTCCACTTAGTTGGTCATCTTGAACTATATAAGCTTTTGCAATGTTTCCATATTTGTCAGGTAATGCATAAGTTCTAATGATATAATCTTCTTTAGTAACTGCTCTACCTTGAGCTTGAAAATAAGCTTTAATATTTTCTCTCAACTCGTCAACACTTTCTGCACCAAGACCACCTGACGATGCTTCTGGATTAGAAATTCTAACTGATTGTTTTACGGTATCTAATGTTGATTGACTTAAGTTAGTAGAATCTATTTCTAATGTGATACCAGCAATCTTATTAATTTCATCAACACCAACATTGTCTTGAATACCACCACCATATTGATAAGTAATTGATAGTGTTGTGTTGGAAGGTGCTAACCCGTAAGTTTTTGTTTTTAAAAAATTACTTGGGTCAAATGTTTCATAAATTTTTGAAGGACTATCTGGTAGATTAGAACCAACATTATCAGGATTTGGAATAATGTCTTCATCTGCATTATCACTAACACCGGCTCCAAATCGTAATTCTGTTTTTCCATCTGGTCTTCTGTAAGTTGTAAATCTTCTTGATACTCTTTTTAATTTTAATAGATAAGGAACATCATCTGAGTATTGTGCTAATCCTGGGTCATTGTTTGAATTATTTTCTACTTCATCAAATACTGTATCTTGTGCTAAAGAATCAACTTCGTTCCAATTGTTTCCGTCTGAATCTACTACACTTATAATGTCTATGATACTAGTGTTTGATAATTTAATTCTTGAATATTTTTTAGCACTTGTAAAAGTAAAATCTTCACTTGTAATAGCACCACTTTGTGCTTGAACTTGTTTTTTTAACAAATAAAATGTTGGTGAATCATTACTATCGGTTTCAAATACCGTAGTAACTCTTGGTGAAGAAGTTGTGTTGTTGTATCTAAAATCACAACCTTGTATTGTTCTGAAAGTTACTCCGTCTGATGTTTCAACGCGAGCTCCTACTGGAATATTTAATGCATAATCATAATCGGGTTCTATACTAGATGCTGTTCCTTTTGCTGGAACTAATTGAAATATGTCTAGTGTTACTTGTGAAGGAGCAGTTAATCTTGGTTTATATCCAAATGTTTGAGCCATTGAATATAAAGTTCTTAATTCTTCCGAATATCCTAATAAAGATTCTTTGAATTGTGAATCAACATAATATGACATAACATCACCAACATAAGATGCCATTTCAATAAACATCATACCAGGTGATGATTCGTTAAAATCTTTGTAAGTGTTTGGATAATATTGTTTTGAAAACTCAATCAAGTTATTTCTAATTTGAGAGAAGTCTTTATTTAAATACCTCACTTCTTTATTTACTTTTCCAGTTTTATTACTTCTGTATGCCATTATTTACTCCTAATATCCACCACTAGTTGTTGTTGACTCTGATGTAGTGTCAAAATTTAATGTGATAGAATTAAATCTATTTGGTTCATAGTTTAAAGAAAAATCAATATCTACTTTTGTTTCTGTTGGATTGGTTTCGTTTTGAATTACATCAACTTTCGCTATATCAATGTATGGTAACCAAGTAGACATTGCTTCTTGTATTTCTTGTTTTATTCTTTCGGTTAAATCTTCTGTATATTGTTCAAACAATAAATCTCTTAAACGAGAGCCGAAGTTAGGTTGCATTACTCGTTCACCTTTAGCGGTTAGTAAAAGGTTTTTTATGTTAGAACCCGCTTGTTCTAATGTTGTTTCCGTTTGTGGAAATAAACCTGACTTTCCTCTATTGAAAGGTAGTTTTAAACCGATACGAATATCTGGGTTTAAATCATTTTCTCTTGCACTTGCCATTATTTACCTTTTTTCTTATCTATAGCTTTTATTAAATCTGAATAGTCTCTTGTCAAAGCGTTCTTTAAGTGCTCTGGAGCTGCTTCTGGATTCATACCCGCACTTTTCATTGTGCTTGCGGCCGCTACTTCTCGTTTAACTTCTTTATTTCCCAAACCACCGCCGTATCCTAACATTTCGGTCATACGACTTGTATCAAAAGTTCCCCCGCCTAATGTTGGGTATTCTTCTTGTTGTTGAGCAGTTTCGTTTAGAATTTTATTAAGAACCGAGTTGTCTGTAAACTTCTGTTCCTTAACTTTTTTCTTAACTACTGGTTTTGTTTTGGGAATATTTGTTTCGTTAATAAGTATATCGGTTATCTGTTTTTTAACCTCTTGTTTGACAACTTCTTTTATTAATGATACTAATTTATTCGATTTCATTTTTACTCCTAATCTGTTATGATATCCCTTCTTAAAAAATCTCCTTTTGCAAATTTACTAATTACTTTTGTAAGTTTACCAAGTGCTATTGCAAAACCAACTGGGTCTGTTGCAGCTTTCGGTGTTGCTTGTTCTAAACCTTTTTGAGCATTTTTATATTCATTTTCTAATTTTACAAATTCATCTGTTTTAAGTGTTGGTCTTAAATTTGTTATTTGTCCTAAAGTTTTACTTGGGTCAATTTTTATATTGTTTAACTTTTGTTGTAATTGTTTTAGTTCTTCAAATTCTTTTTGTGGAACATTACCAAGTTTTTTAATTTCTTCAATACACTTTTGAATTTCTCTTTTTACAGCTTCAATAGGGCCGTTTCTTAAATTATCTAAAATCTTTTTGGTTTCACCAGTAAATATTGTTCCGTCTTTTTGATTATGTTTTATTTCAACATTTTTTCCAATAACTTCATTAAGTTCTCCTGATTGTTGTCTAAGAACTTGTTTGGCGTTTAAAACAATATAATCGGCATCCAACACAATTACTGAACCTTTAGTATAAATATCACTTAAATCTGGATTTGGATTTTTTATTTCTTGACTACTACCTCTACCTTGAACATAAATTGAAGCTTCATCTTTTTCTAAATCGTGTTTTACTGGTTCATTTACTTCAAGTTCTTCGGTGTTGTGTCCGGCTACTATTTGAACACTTGGAACTAAATCGTTTTCACCAATTTTTATAGAACTAGCATATCTACCAGTTAAAACTAAATCACCACGATTAGCTTCTATGTTTCTTTGATATCTAAAATCTTCATCTGTTGTTTGTATAGAAATTTTTGTGTTGTTTCTATCACTTAGTCCTGTTTTAATATTATTGTTTGGATTGTTTTTTATATTGATAATATCACTATAATAAGTTTGTCCAAAATAATTTACACATACAACATTTTCACCAACAACAGGATATCTTTTTATTTGTGTATCTATTGGCAGTATGTGGACACCATCACCTAAAATTTGTTGGTCTTTATTGTTACACCAACTTCCTTTTATAGCTCCGTAATATTTGTAGTTTGGTTTTCCATTAGATTTTTTTGGAAGTTTATTTTTATCTAGTAAAACTTCTTTTACTTCTAGTGGTTCAAGTTCATAAAAATCATATTCTCTTGAATCCATTATTCTATGAATATCAGAGTGAATTCTTTGAACTTGTGAATTACCAAAACTTGTTATGTTTGATGATTTGGTTTTTCTTCTTTCGGCCATTTTATTGTTTAGATTCTATATCTTTTCTAATTTTATCAGATGTTTCTTGCAAATCTTTTGTATCGTGTTCTAATATAGTGTTCATAATATCTTGTTTTTCTATTTCAGATAAACCAAATTCACTTTCTGCTTCACCCTTACTTTCTGCAGAAATAATTTTCTGAACAATGTTAGCTAACTTTACTAATAACTCATCATTACGAACATTGATTTCTAAATACTCTTTAATCATTGGAACTATCTGAACAGCTGTATCTCCGTCTTTAATCATAGAAGTAATGTTCTTAGTTAAGACATCTAATTGTTTTCTGTTGTAGTTTTGATTTTCGTAAATATCTTGAAACAACGACGATAATGACTTTCCTTTAAATATTTCATAATCGTTTGACATAATATAATCCTTTAACTATAAATATATGGAAACAAAAAAAGGGAACAAAATAAATTAATACTCTGTCCCCCTTTTCAGTTTAAGTAATATGTAGGAAATATTACTTATTATTTCGCGTTCCTACTTACGAATTAGACCTAATAATATCACTAATGTGATGAAACCAGCAAAACCGCTTTCACCAAACATATTAACAAGTGACATTAAATTAGCTATAACATCTAACCCAAATAATCCGCCTTGGAATATAATTCCTGCAACGGCACCCAGGCCAATAAGAGAAATAAGAACTGACATTAAGTCGTCTACATATCCCTTTATTAATTTAATGATGTCTTTCATAGTTTGTTTCCTCCGTATTGTGAACAAATATACCCCACATACGCGGGGTAATCCTAAATAACTATCTATATTTATTAGTTATGAATAACAAAAGACCCAGTGGTCTTTGTGTCAATGAATCCATTTACTTGAAATTCCTTGTAAATACCTTTCTGATACTTTTTCATTACATTGATAACTCGTGTAATGTGTTGTGTGTTTGATTGTGTCATTTCTCTAATTAAGATGTATAGAGCTTTTTTATTAAACAATTCTATATTACCTTTGATTCTAAAAATATGTAATACTGCATCAGCAACTCTTACATCTTTTTGTCGTCTAAATATTACATTCATATTGTTATCCCAATACTCTAACATCTGTTGAACAAATTCATTAAACTCTTGGTTTGTATTTTTTTGAGAAATCTCTGTTTGAATACTTCTATCCCAATCCATAACATCAATCTTGTCGTGTGTTTTCATTTTTTTATAATTGTTGTTGTTATGTAGGATTAAATAATTTTTAGCTACGATACTAAAATATGAAAATGCTTTTCCTTTACCTGATGTAAACTTATGCATATTCATAACTAAAAAACTTACTACTTCATTTTTAACTTCTTCTGATGAAACATCAAAATAATAAAACTTAAATGTGTGAATTATGTTTTCACATAATTTATCAAAAGCATCTTTTATGTGGTCGTTGTATATTCTATTTCTCATAGCAGGTCTTTCTTCGTTGTTATAACGAATAATTGCTTTTTCTGTTACATCTGTAAAGTAATAATTTTTTCTCTTACGGCCCATTTAGTTCTCCTCAGTAATTTCTGTTAATTCCTCAAGTGATTGAACTTCTTGTTTTATTTGTTCAAACACTTGACCCACCTCATCATCAACTTCAAAGTATCCTTTGTAATCAATCTTTCTAATATTTGTATTTACTTCATTAATCTTATCAATATAATCTTCAACCCAATCCTCAAGTTGTTCTTGTTTAACCAATAAGTTATAAACTGCATAAATTAATGATACTGAAAGTATTACAAAAAATCCTAATGTTATTTCTAATATCATTTTTTATCTCCAAATAATTCATCAAATAAGTCATTAGATATTTTACCAGGTTTATCTTGTAGTTCTACTGGTTTATCATTACTACCTAAAACTTCTTTGATGTTTTTTATTTTTTCAAATGTTTCTGTTTCTTCTTTTTCAATTGATTCTTTTGTTAAACGACCCTCTATCTGAGCGGCCATCATATCAGCTTGATGAAGAATATATTGTATTGTAGAACGAAGTTGAAACTCTGATTTATACGCTACTAAATAACTTTTATTTGCTTCTTCATACATTCCGTCTGTTAATCTGATTCCGATAAATTCTTTTTTAGTAATTGGTATATTATAATGTTGTAGTAAAAAGAAAGCTCTATCTGTTACTGACATATATTCACACTTTGGATTGTGTGTAAATATTTCCCCCATATTCTTTCTTCTCCACTCGTTGTCTTGTGGAATATAATAATCATTTTCTAAATCACCAACTTTACCTAAGTCGTGGTGTAAGGCCGAAAATACTAATTCTTCATCTGTAAAATCTATTTTACAATTACTTTGTTCCCACAACTCTTTTACTTTTAATGAAAAATCTACTACTCTTAATATATGGTCTACATAACCACCTAACATTGCGTTATGATAGTGTTCTTTAGCACTTGCGGGAGCCATCATAAATCTATCTTTCATATCTTCATACATCTTTAATACTTTTTCTTTCCTATCACCAGTAATGTGAAGTTGGATTGTATTAATTAATGAATCATAATTCTGTTGTATTTGTTCTGCTGTAAGTTCTCTCATTTTACCACCATTGGTTTTCTTTATCATTAAAAGTCGGGTCTTTTAATGAGTGTTCTAATTTTTTACCATTTTCCCCGAGACCACCTGCGTCATCAACTATCTTTTGTATTTCATCTCGTCTTTCATCAGGTATCCATAGTCTTGTAAATTCTTTTGTTGGGTCATCTAATACACCTTTACTCATACACCACAATCTAATCTTCTCCCAAGAGTTGCTTAAAAATAAATTTGGGTGTGAGTTGTGAAGTAAGTTTTTCTTATATCCGTTTCCTTGTAAAATATGATACAACCACTCTACACCAGATTTTGTATTCTTAACTTGTTTCTTTTTACTATCTAGTGCACTAATTAAATCACCAACCAAGTTTTCTTCAAATTGTTTGTCGTGTTCTGGTAAAGTCCAATCTAATGTTTGTCCAACTGATACATTGTCTAACATTTCTTTAAATGATTTTTTATCTTTAAAGTATAAAGGATAATCTTTACCTAATACATGCTCGTGTGTATCGTGTTTATAAGTTAAACTTGGTCTACCAACTTTAATAGCATCTTGGACTGATAAATTCCAAGTCATATAATCATCTACTAAACATAAACTTGCAAAACATTTGTCCAATAGATAGCGATAGTTTCCGCCACTTGGTAAGTTCTTAACCATCATCCAATCTGGTGCTGGTGCACCTGCTTTAGGTTTTTTAGCTTCATCATCAGTTACCCAAACTAACCACTCATCTCTATCTAAATCTTCTGTAAACTTAATTAATTTTTTTATACCGGTTGTGTTGTTCCACCTATGGTTAAATACTAAAATCTTTTTATCTGGTAATGGAAATGGTTCTGGGTCAGGTAAATCTCCAACACCTAATGGAAAGTAATTTATTTTTTCTTTCATTACTTCTTCGTCAACACCTTTTGATGTATGTTTATTTTTATCCCAATTAGATTTCATATAATCTAAACTAACAGGACAATGGAAGTAAGAACGATAAGACAAATCAATGGCTTCTAATTGTCTGAAAAATCCAACAGGATAGCCACCAGTTGGTCTACTCTTTGCACAATCAACCCAATGGAAAAAGTTAAATGACTCTACTGACATACCATATCTACCAGTTAATAATGCATTATAAACATTGTATAATAATTCTGGTTGATGATTGAACACAAAATCAAAATCTTTTGCTCTCCAATCCGTATGTTTAACTAAATGTCTTCCGTGAAAGAACCCACGATTAAACAATACTGATTGAGCATAGGGGAATGGAACTAATGTTACATTATCTCCTAAATCTGGTATTGTATGATTTTCAGGGGTTAATATTGTGTGATGACACATAGGTAGCCATTTAATAGTTTTGGCCATTACCTTATAGTTTGAATCTGCGTGAACGATATGTTTACTACCTTTCCACCTGACTGGCGACATTATATGTAGTATTCGTCTTCCGTATAGTTTGTGTGTATAACCTGTTTTCATAATAAATTTTTAATTGTTAATTATTCTACTAGTAATAAATATCATTTAACTTTGTCAAAATACAAAATATTTTTTCCAATGTCAAGAACTTTTTTAGTTATCAGTAATAAATATAATATCTTCGTTTAAATTTGCTTTCTTAATCTTAGCATCTGTAAACTTATATGGTTTAGTTCCTGGTGATTCCAAGATATCAATACGATTTACAAATCGTTTATTCATAGTATCTTTAACTTGGTAAACTCCGTCCTTTCCGTCTGTTCCACTCAACACAATAAAATCACCATAGTCTAACCAACCACCCCAACGCTTTAAAAGGTTTCTACTAACAGCAACATATTTGTATTCTGATGCTTTATGTATTGTAATTTTAGTTCCGTCGGCTAATATATTTGGTGTTCTATCAGTTTGACCTCTTACTGGGTGATACATTGTAACCACAACATCAAGTCCGTCTAATCTATAACCATTTTCTAATTCATCAATTCTTAATTGCAATCTAACTCTATCGTCTTCTAGACTATCAATTGTCTGTAACCAATATTCACGATATCCTTTAAATAAATCTATCCAGATGTATCCATTGAATATCATAAAGATTGTTAAAAATATAATAAAATATTTTTTCATAATAAACTCCTGTGTTCTTATTATCTTAAATATTAATATATGTCAATTTCGTCATCAGTTTCAAATTCATCATATTCTGACTCACCTTTGATAACTCTTATTGCTTCTTCTACTAATGACCAATCTTCTCTTTCAATCGCATCATAAAGTAGTTCTAATACTTGTTGTTTGTCAATTTCCATTTATAACCCAACCTTTCTCCAAATAAGGAATAGCTTTTTTATACTTCATTGTTAAAGTTTCTTTGTCTTTCGTAATTGTAACTTTTTCGTTTCTACCAATCTTTAATTCGGTTCTACGAAAACTTTCTCTTTTAAATTCTCTATCGTAAATAGTCTTACCATTTAAGTGGTCTATCTCGTGTTGAACACAAACTGATTCTAATATTAGTAAATCATTATCAACTTGATTATCTTTTTCTGGACCAAATATCATTGTTCCCTCAACATTGTCTGCTTCAACTTCAATTCTCTCGTATCGTTTTGTCGTAACCATTTTGTCCGGTATAGACAAACAACCTTCTTTATAAATTATTTCTTTTTGTTTTTTAACAATAACGGGATTCAATAAGAAAAAAGGATTCGTAACATCAACAACACAAACTGATTTATCTTCTCCGATTTGATTTGCTGATAATCCTAATCCACCCTCTTGTTTTAAGGTTTTAAACATCTCAACCGCTAATTTTTGAGCAGTCTTTAAGTCTGTTTTCTTTGTTGGTGTAGTTAATATATCATTTGGATATACTACAATTTCTTTTATCATATAACCTCTATTTAAATTTCTTTACTATTTTCTTGGCTTTTTCTAATTGTTCTTTATTCAATTCAATGTCCCAGGCAATATCATCACCCTCTCTCATATAAACAGCCGGTTTGAACTTTCTATCTCTTTTAAGTTTTAAAGTATCTCTAATTTCTTTATAGATTTCCCAACTAGGTATATGCATTTTCCATTGACCTTCTCCAATACTCCAAGTTTTTATTTTACTTTTCATAACTTTCCTTTATAAATGGTTGTATCGCTAATTCCTTGTGTTTAGCCTCCACCATTACATCTACCTCTTTTCCATAAGTATTAGGAAGTTCATTTATTATGTCAGAATGTGCTTGTGGTTTAATTGACTCATCTAATTGATGTTCTGCTTTTGATTCTGAATAATGAACTACTGGAACAATATCTTTTGGCCAAGTTGATAGAGCCATTTCTAAGGCTTCTTGTTCTGTTTGTCCACCTGTATTAAACTTAAAGTGGTGGTAATCAAACACAATAGGAATACCAATTCTTTTGTGAATACCCTCGTATAAATCTTTTACTGAATACATAGAAGCTTTGTCGTCATTTTCGACGGTAAGTCTTGTTTGAACTGACTCTGGTAGTTGTTCAAAATTTTTACAAAATCTATCTAATGCTGACTCCTTATCACCATATACCCCGTTACAATGTATATTGAGTTTGTTGTATGGTGTTCTTGATAAACCCATAAAGTCAAATATGTCTGCGTGGATAGTCAAATCTGTGATTGTGTTCTGAACTACATTTTCATTTGGTGATACCAATACATTGAAAGGCCCCGGGTGTGAAGTTAGTCTATGTCCATACTTTGTTGCTAAATCTCCACAATCTTGTAGTATGTTTTTAATCTTATCAATGTTTGGAAAGTTATTCCAATCTTGGTAATACTCAGAAGCCCAAGGAAACATTTCTGATGATAAACGAAAGAACTTAATATTGTTTTGTTCGTTCCACTCTATAATAGAATATAAGTCTGTTACATTTTTTAGAACTAATTCTGATGTATAGTCCAAACCTTTCTCTTGGAAAGTTCTTTTAATCATTGTTCTATTCGTGGTAATTCTATCATCACCCTTACGAGAACTTAATTCTGTGTTGATACATGCGTAACCTAAATTCATACTTATAATATAACCTATTTATTTTCGTTTGTCAAGAGCTTTTTTAAAACTTTTTTCAATCCAATAAATAACTACCATAACTTGTTCTTCTAATAGTGTTCCTAAAAACCAACTTAATGCTGGAAATACTATTAAAAAAGGTATCCACCAAAAGAAATATGCTATTAAATATATAACATATAAAACTAATAGTGTTGGTAGAAATCCAATTGTTATAAATTTAAAGTCTTCTTGTTTCAATTTTAATTTCATACTATCCTACTTCTATAATGTTTTTAATTTCTAACAAATGATTAATTCTGTATTTAGAATCTACATCTTTATTATACTCTCTATTAAATACAATAAAGTTATCTTTGTCTTCTCTGTTTTCAACCCAATGTTTGTGATTGACGGGTGAATCATCAATTAAATAATCTATATCGTGTATCCATTTAAATCTACTTTTCTCAAATATAACTTGATTTGGATTTAAACCATACTTACCTAACCAAGTTAAAGTGTGATGAAAGTTTCCTTTGAATTGAGATGTTACGATAATTAACTCGTGTCCGTTTTGTTCTGCCCATTTTTCAAGTGTCCAAAAGGCCGGAACTACTTCTGGAAAAGGAAGTGCTTCTTCAAAACATTCTCTTGAAAATTTATGTTTGTAAATTTCTTTTAGTTCATCTCTTGTTAATCCGGTTATATCGTTTTCAAATTTCCAAGACGATATAATTTCCGGGAACACAACATCAGGGTGTTCTTGTCCAACAACCTTTTTAAAAGCTGCTATGAAGTCTCTTAACACTCCGTCTACATCAATTCCTATTCTCATTATCTCTCTCCGTATAAGTCAAATGTTTCTATTACTGGTTCAACTTCTACCCCGTCATCAATCATTATCACACCTTTTTTAGCATCAATGTGAAAATCTGATACCTTGTATTGTAAATAAATTGAATTAAGTGCTTCTGTTAAAGATGTAAACAATACATCTGAACCCTCTACTTTCCACCTATCTCCTGGTGGTTGTCTAAATGCTATCTCTTTGTCTGCCATAATCTTACTCCACTAAGTTTGTTACTTGAATTAATATAATTGCTATTGCTAATATAATACATATAAAAGTTTTTAGTGTTGGTATTTCATCTAACATAGTCCAACTCATAATACCAAACACAATTGTTCCTACTCCGAATCCTATCATACGCATATTCCAAGTGAAACCAAAATACTCATAACATAATTTTGTTGCTATAAAAAAAGCATATCCAACTGGTATCCCGAATATTGACATATAATATGGATTGTTCCAAAATGCACTTTCAGTCCATTTGAATTGTGCGTTTAATTGATACCACGCTAAAATATTACTTATAATTAATATTACGATTGTTAAAAAAAGCTTGTTCATTTATTTTTTTTCCCGATATTTACCTTTGGTAATAACAAAAAGGAAGAATGATATACCTCGTCAACTACCAATTTTTTTCACCACATAATTTACTATTTTTTCCCCAACATTTACTTTCGTAAACTTTTCCATACCTTCAAACCCTGGTGCAGAATTTACTTCACAAATTGTATAAGTTCCTTCATTGAATAATAAGTCTACTCCTGCAATATCTAAGTTTAATAATCTAGAACACTCACCTGCTATCCACTCGATATCTTCATCAACTTGATAAGGAATCGCTTCTCCACCACGAGTTAAGTTTGCTCTAAAATCTCCGTCAACTGATTGTCTCATCATACAACCTACGACTTTTCCGTTTACTACTAATACTCTTAAATCTTTTCCGTAAGAATCCTGAATAAACTCTTGTAAAATAATATTATAACTTGGTTTGGTTAGTTCTGCCATTTTCATCAGTTGTCTAAATTGTTTTCTGTCCTCAACTAGAAATACTCCACTACCATATGAACCACTTAAAGTTTTTACTATCATTGGATATTTTAAATTCTTTTCAACTAGTTCCAGATTAATAGGGTGTTTTACCAACATAGTTTTTGGAACTGGTAAATTTGATTGTCCAAGAATTTGTTGTGAATATAATTTATCTTTAACATTATCTATAGCATCACTTCCGTTAATCATCACAACACCTAGTCTTTCCATATGTCTAATAATGGCTTTAATAAAGTAAGTTGTTCCAGAACCTGTTCTTGGAAATACAAAGTCAGGTAATTTTCTTGGTTTACCATCAACGATAATAGATTTTCTATCATCTCTGTCTACAAAGATATCTACATCTTGTGGATTAACTACACGAATATCTACTCCTTGTTTTTCAAATTCATCTACAAGTCTTTTGACTTCGTGGTTCTCACCCAATTCTTTTTTATGTATTATCCAACCTGTTAAATTCGCCATAATCTATCTTCCTCTGATTTGTCAGGATTTGTATCTTCTGGTTTTAATTCTTTGATGTATTGTATTAGTTCTACATAATCACTATCACTTACAACTTCAGATAGGTGTTCTACATATTTTAAAGCATTATCTTTACCACCATTCTGATACTCGTGTAGTGCCTTTCTTTTAAACCAATCTATACTTAACCAACTCTTGTTCATTTATTTTCTGTTTCCCATTCTTCCCCGAAGTGTCCTATCGGTACTCGTATCTCATCTTCTACATCATACTTTCTTGTTACATAATATAATAATATAGAGCCTGGTTCTAATGCTTTATATCCGTGATAAATACTTGGTGTTATCTCTAATACTCTTGGATTTTTGTCTGAAAGATATTCAAACTTACAACCATCTTCTTCTGTTGCTAATCCTACTTTAAATGAACCTTTTATACATACCCAATAATCTGTTTGTAGATTATGTTTATGCCATGCTACAATATGACTCGTATTATTTACATACGAAACATTTACTTGTCCTGGTAAAGTATCAAAGACATCTAATAGTCTTTGTGCTCTATCATCTTCATTATACATCATTTTAATACCAACTTTCTTTGTTTTCTATTTAACATATGTATTGTGGTTAAGTAGTTTACACAATTTTGTTTCGTTGTTAAATTAATTTTATTTGTTTTAAATAACTCGGATAAAAATTCTAATGATTTATCATAACCACTTTGTTTATAAGTATCTCTACACTTTACAAAAACATCAGAAAACTTTTTATGGTTATATCTTACAACCTTTGATTGTTTTTTTGTTTTTGGTTGTGGTATAGGTTCTGACATTTTCCACTCGCGAGCTTTTGGTGCATTAATCTTACCACCAACTTTAACTGCTCGTCTATCTAATCTGTCTAAATTCTTTTTTGTTTCTGACGATACTGGTTGTATAAATGCTCCAGTCTTGTGTGGATATACAATATGTGCTGAATAAGCTTCTACTGATGAACACTCAACACATTCACGATACCCAAGATGAACTCTTTCATCAGGTATTTTAGTATCACATTTTATGCACTTATCAATCACATTTAGTCCATTTGTTATTTATCTTTTTAAATTTTGTAACTCGTTCTGTTAATGGAACAATTAGAAAATTACAATATTCTGGTTTCCAACCATTACAATCTCTGTATTCAACATCATATTTATTTATCCAAGTTCTCATTTTTTTATCAGATACAGCAATACATTTTGTTTTTTGTTTATTAAACAAAACATAATGACAAGGTTTTTTTCTTTTCCAATATCTTAATTTTCTATCTTCAATTCTCCACTCGGTTCTTCTGTTATCCTGGATAGTAGTAAATGCTACTTCAACATCATAAGAAGTAGAAACCAAGTCCACATCTTTTACTGGTCCATTTACTAACCTATCATTAGAACCCATATCTTTCCATAGTCGTTTAGTTTCTTCACGATATGGTTTGTCATTGTATGTTACATCTTTATGTTTCATAGTGGGAGCACAAGGACTCGAACCTTGAACCAAGAGCTTAAAAGGCTCCTGCTCTACCAAATTGAGCTATACTCCCGTATACAACATTAATATACAAAATTAATTGTCGTATGTCAAGAGTTTTTTATAATATTTGTTTATTATTAAGTTCTTGATACTTTTTATTTCTTGTTTCGCGAACAACATTATCATCTTTATGTATAACCTTCATATATTCAGAAAGTCTTAAAACTCCCATTCTTAAATTATGGTGTTGACTCATAGCTCTACAATTCGTATCAAAGTCAAATACATCACCAAGACCTTCTTCTTGAAAAGCTTTATTTCTTTCTTCATCAGTCATACGACTTAATTCCATATCTGAAATTATATGTCCACCAACTGGTGTTGATAGTAATTTGTTTCCGTCAATATCGTAGTGGTTGTTATCTTCCAAAGAATCTAATATGACTTCTCTACTAAATGTTCTATTTAATCCTGTTGGATTTGGAACTATACCTATTGTTTTTAAATACTCATCTTTGTAAAGACCTTTTAGAAACTCTTTCTTAATTTCATTGTAAACTAGTTTCATTTGACCTTGACCACTATTACGAGTATTTAATCCAAACTTTGTTAAAGACCCCTCATTATCAACGGCTCTATTTCTATAAAACTCATTGAAACAACTCACAAAAGTTACTGGGTCATTAATAGTAAATTGTGTATCTTCAATATCTCTATTCATTAATAACAATTGTAAAAGATATTGTCTTTTAGGAAAAGGTTCTGACTCCTTAGTAGTTCTTAATGAAGAAATCATATCATATAAAAAATCTAATTGGGTTTCAATTTCATCAAAGAAATTTATATCATCAGATTTATTATCAAATGCATTTCTATTGTTGTATTGTTCGATTAATTTAAAATCACTAAGGTCTACGGCTTTTTTATTAGAGTCAACAAAACAACCCACCATAGTTGAAACAGCTAAAGATTGTAATTTAACTCTTTCTTTTTCTGACATCAACTCATATAGTGGATGATAGTTTGATTCCATAGCTCGAAACTCAACATACTTTGGTGATGACATTCTTAATATCTTCTTCATAAAATTACTTGTTTCTGCATGAAACATTTGTAAATCAGATTTTGGTGAATGAACATTGACTTCTTTAAAGTAGTTCTTTGTTTCTTCTGGACTATAAAATGGAAGTATTGTAAAATTAAATTTATTACCATACCAGTAATCATTTAATACTTCATCTTTTGTTATTGAAACTCCTTTTGATTCGGCTTCTTTTATGATGTCTTCTAAATACATTCTGTTAACTTTGAATCCTCTAACGGATTCTTTATTTTGTTCGTCCCATTCTTCTGGTAATTGTTCATTATAATACCAAAGATTTTGTTTAGCATCAACTTGAACTAAACCTAGTGGAAAACCAATTAGTCCCCATAGACGATGTTCAACATCACAAGGTTCTAACACAACTTTACCATTGTTGTATCTTGTCATATTAAATGTTCCAGAACTAATCCATTGAGAATCACTTTTTATTCTTTTATTGTCTTTGTTATACCTGATTGTCCAACCCCAATGTCTTCCAGCGTGTTCACAAGCACTTCTATGGTTTGGTGCTGTATAAACCTTTGGGTCTTGACCGGTTTCTGGTTGAGAAAATAATTCTCCATTTATATATTTGTCAACTAATGGTTTTGGTGAACTTGAAAACTGGTATGAACCATATGATTCGTGTGGTTTTAAATTCTTCACATCAACATCAAATATCAATCCAATATTTTTTATAATTTGTTCTGTATTAAATGATTGTTTTAAAGATGGATAATTTTTAAGATATTTTCCATATTCATCTTCTGTTAACCAGTCTGGTGCTGATTGTTTGATTAGTTTGTTGAGTATCTCTCTCTTTTCTTTTTTAGTCATTATAGACTCCTATGTTTATGAGGTTCTACCTCTTTTATAAATGTTACTTTTAATGGTGAACATTACTAACCATATATCAATAAGTATATGTTAATACGCCTAAACAATCAAGCTATTTTAATCATATAAAACTTACAATTATAATATAATACTTTTTTTGTTGTTTGTCAAGAACTATTTTTCTCTAATACGGTTTATGTATTTCTTTATCAGTCGTTCTCTAAACGAAACTTTATCTTGTGAATGACCTGGATTCTGTTTAGTCCTAGTCAGTCTTTTTTGTAGTTGGTGAATCTTTCTAAATAATTTTGACTTGTATTCAAACTTCTTACTCATTGCATTCTCCTATCTAAATTGTGATTTTATTTCAATATTCGTTTTTGTTTAATTTCTTTTTATGGATTCTATACTTCCACAAGTTTTTTGGATTAAATGGAACATCTGGTATTTTGTCTACTTCTGCTTTCAATTTCAATATACTTGGTATCTGTACTACATAAGTATCATCAATAACATTGAACCTACAAAGTTTATTTGTTTTATCACAAATACCCACTAAATCACCTTCTTTGGTTTCTATCAAATGTTTTCTATCACTTGGTAACCCATACATATTTACATACTCTCCGCCTTCACTTGGAACTGAATGAAATATGCTTGGTTTAGGTGAACCATTATACTCAGACACATATGTCAAACACAATAGTTCATCTTCTGGTGTTTTGGTTGTTTGGTTATACCTTTTCACTATCTACGAAATGCATTTGGTTCATCATATTCGACTAATCCACTAAATTCTGATGATGAACGAATTTTCTTTCCAAGACCTTGTTGAAAATCAATTCCTAATTCACCACATACTTTTACTTCTGGTGAATTTGAAGCATCTCTATCACCACCATTACAAAATATTAGTTTGTCCATAGGTTTAAATCTGTGAATCATCTTAATAGTTTCACATACTGACTTATCTTCATCAATTGATATGATAGCTTCATCAACCATATCTAAATGATATACGATTTCTAATCTATCGTGTTCTATCATAAATTCATCACCTTTCTTTAACAAACATTGTTCACGATTATTTACAATAACCACCAACTCATCTGCTAATTCTTTAGCTAATTTAAAGTATTCTAAGTGTCCTATGTGTAGTGGGTCAAAGTATCCACTAACTATTGCTGTTTTTTTTCTTTTCATTATTACTCCTTTATAATAAGTATTTCGTGAGAATCCTTTTGATTACTGATTCCCATCTGTTTTCTGTTTTTTCCTATTCTCGTTTCACCCGTTCCCATAGAATAATTCCATTTAGGAAATACTTGGTGAAAATCTTTATACCATTCTCTAATGGTTTCACAATTATTATATGATAGAACAAATGAACCTTCGTGGTCATATAACATATCTCTCAACTTCTCGTGGTCAAATCCGTCGTGATGAACGGGTATATTCCTCATTGGATAAATACCATTGAACATCTTGTTGTCTTTGTCTTGTTCCAAATAATAAGGTGGGTCTAAATATAATAAATCTTTTTTGTGATTAGGTATCACATCTCTATAATCTGCTTGTTGAACTGACAAATTGGGGCACAAAAAGTTATTGATGTTTTTGCACATTTGTTTCCACTTATCTGCTTGTAAATATACTGAACTACCCCAACCGAGATAACCCGGCCCATAAGAAGTATTGTGGTTAAAGTAATAAAGAGAAGCTCTTTCTAAATCAGATAACGATATCACATTGTCTCGTTTGTAAGAATCTGTTTTCCAATCTGCTAGCATATCTTGTGTTTTATCTAATGACATAAGAATTTCTTTTACTTCTTTATAAGTCTTATCATCAGGGGTAATCTTGGAAAGTTCCTTTGACAACTCTTGTGGTTGTGATAAAAGAACTTCCCAAAAATTAACCAACATATCGAACACATCATATCCAATAACTTCAATATCCAATTCATTAGCCCAACGAACCTCTAACGAACCACCACCAATAAATGGCGATATAATTCGTTTAGGTTTAGGCCAAAATGGAATGTAAGTTGAGATAAATCCATACGCTCTGGACTTACCACCTGCATATCTTAATGGTGTTCGACTATGTTTCATTATTTATTTTCTTCAACTGAAGCTTTACGATACTCAGTAACTAACTTTTTTACTTCACCAATCGCTTTACGAGCTCTCGTTCCAGCGGCTTTGTTTCCAGTATTTAAGTTAGTTTGATGATTCGTTGAAAAGTCTGTAAACAAATCATTCAGTTGTGAATATAACTCATCTAATTTACTCATTGTAATCTCCTTAAGGTTTGAGTTTTAGTTTTTCCTTTTCTTATGAGGCGTGTGTAGGAATCGAACCTACGAACAATGGTTTTGCAAACCACGACATTGCCATTCTGTCAACACGCCGTTGTGGTAAGTGATGGATTTGAACCACCGTATCTCATACGAGAGTCAGATTTACAGTCTGATGCTTTTAACCGCTCAGCCAACTTACCGAGCTTCCAGTAGGATTTGAACCCACGACATTCTCATTACAAATGAGATGCTCTACCAAACTGAGCTATGGAAGCGTTTGTACTCCGACGGGTAGTCGAAACCCGATTTTATGGATGAAAACCATATGTCCTAACCATTAGACGACCGGAGCATTACTTATAGAAGCTTTGTTATGTCCTTGAAGAATAGCATTTAAGTCTTGTTCTGACAAGGTGTGGAATTATTTAATCGGTTTTCCAATCATTTCCGAACTACCTATAAGTGTTTAATTTAAAGGTTAATTTTTCTCAGACCTCTGTTTATAACCAGTCCAATACAAAAACCTAATAATACTAATAATATTTCTTGCATGTTTATCTCCTTTTATATGTTTGTGGAGCTGACAGGAATCGAACCCGCGACCTACGCAGTGCAAGTGCGTCGCTCTTCCAACTGAGCTACAGCCCCATATCTGTTTATCTATTAACTATTAAGTTAAATAAAATTACACTCGCTAATACACCAGTCATTTCTACCATACTATCTCCTTTTCTTATATCTGTTCAAAGTTTTCTTAGGAACTGCTCCTAAGTGTGTTTGTGGTTTCGTTCCAAACTTGGTATTCTTTCCTTTACCTTGTCTGGTTTTTTTCTGACCATTACCCGTTCTACTATCACTTGTTAATACTGCCATACTCTCTCCTTATACTTTCCAAAAATCTTCTTCTTTATATGTGTTGGTAAATGAACCTTCTCCGTGTACTTCTTCAGCACCTTCGGTTGAACTATAATAGTTAACAACAGCTCCTTTAATATCAACAACCTTACCTTCTTCTTTTGGATTGAAGTTTCTATTACTTGGTGGAATCTTTATGTGGATATGTTCCACTTGTCCTACTCTTCCAGTATCTGAACACTTCTTTCGTAGTCCTTCTAAATTAATTCCTTGATTTCTTCTTCTTCTTGGCATTTTTGCTCCTCGTTTTTAGTTTTACTTCTGAAGTTGTCTTTTCTCTATGACACTTCTTACATAGTGTTTGTAAATTTTCTAATTTATAATAATTCCAATCTAAATCTTTTTCTTTTACACCCTTTTGTTCTACCAATGGTTTGATGTGGTCTGCTTCCCAATGTAAATCAAAGTATCCACATTTTTTACAAATACCTTCATCACGATTCCATAGTTGAGCTCGTTGTTCTCCACTATGATAGATTAATAAGTATTCAGTTGCACAATCTTCGTGCCAACTTTTACGGGTGTTAATCGTATCTTCTTTCTCATTCAATATAACATTACCACACCACCTACAATTACCTTTGGTCTTGGTATAGTAATGTTTTGGTTTTGGTGGTTTACGGAAATCTCCGTTCCACTTCTCTTTTTTCTTTTTTCCAAATGTCTTCTCGTGTCGTGAACTCCACCTACTTAACGGCACATAAACTCCTTTGAAAGACGCGGGCCGTGGGGGCCGTCATAAACATCTGCCTTTGCCTCCCGAACCATTTTATTTTAAATCCTCATATAAGTTTAATAATATCACATATACAGCTATTCCACATATCAACAAAACAAAGCTTGTGACAATCCATTGTATTATCGTAAATATTAAACTAAACATTTATAACTTTCATTGTACTCATAATTTTTTAAAACTCGGGTAATAATAAAACTAAAGAAGCTCACCCTCATAACTATCGTCGTCCGTATCGTCCATAGGTATATCTATATTAAGATGTGATACAATATTCACATATAAAAAGAATACCCCACACCCTATACCGATGATACCGGTTAATAATTCTAATCCGTTCATTTCTTAAACATTTGGATACACAATTGTAACATAGATATCAGTTTAGACTTTAACGAAGTCGATTCTGATATAATGTTAGATTGTAATTCCGATGCCGTTTTATTTTTCTTTTTCTTAAACATATTTATCCACTCTATTACATTAACCCACATTTATAAATATCAGGTAAGCCTTCCAAACCACCAGGCTTACGCGTCTATTTCTCTCTGGTCTTCTAAAGGTCTTTCATCTATTTCTTGTTTCCAATCTAAGATTTCCCAAGAAAAGGCCTTTCTATTTCTTTGAAACTCAGTCATAGACCAATTAATGTTATCAGTTGTTAATGTCACGACCTCTGTATTGTGATTCTCATAATACATAATTTCAATCAGATAACTTTTTCTCTGTGATATTCTACTATTCATATTCTTTCCTTTATTCTTTATTAATACTATTCCTAAATCATTCATCTTGATATAACCCACGCCATACCAATTATAATTAGTATGTTCATAAACATTTCCATTAATAATTTCTCCCATACTTATCGGCGTTTCTCATTGCCCATAAAGTAAACACTATTAAACCTAATCCATATATTGTATATCCTAATATCTCCATTATCCTATCCTCGTTAAAATATAAAATTGTAAGAACAACACCATCAGTGCAATGATTGTTCTGATAAACTCCATTAAATGATTATGTCTATCGAAGAACCTTTCAATTCTATACCATATACTATCTCTGTAATCCATACTATTACCTATTCCTTCCCTTGACACCTTGTGTCAAAAAACCTATGTGTTAAAAATACTCCCGAGTTTTGCACGACCTCGAGATAAAAATCAGTCAGAGCCTCCTCTATAAATCTTGCGACTTTGCAATCACGGTTAAATGCTCCCTATAATATACGACATCTATTTCTCAATGTCAAGAGCTTTTTTTATTATCCTATTCCTATTTGAAATCCTAATTCTTCTGCGTTTTCTTTAAACTCCCATATACCTTGAACTAAGCCCTCTACTTCTTTATCGGACTTTTCCCAGAATTTGGGGTCGTGAAAGTCTTTTTGTATATCTTTCATTACTTGTTTCATCATATGTTGTAATTCTTTATCGTCTATATTACTTCTCATAGTAGGAGCTTCTTTACCTTTATACTTACCCGTGATATACCAAGCCTCGTGGATTTACGATATTAACACCACGAGAACTTGACGAACCTATTTGTTTATAATGTTTTCTTAGAACATTTATGTAAATCACTTATCCTTTTGTTAATAAAATTTTTGAGGGTGTTGTAGGATTCGAACCTACACGCTCCAATACTAACTCGTTACTTAGGTGAATATCACTATGGGTTCTCACACCCTACTTATCTAGATTCAGTATCACCGACCTTCGTCTTATTCTCGTCAGTCCCCTATTGGACTCGCACCGATTTTCATAACTCGTGTTCTTGACGACAAAACCAATCGTCATAACACCCAATTTTCAAATACATCTTAACTTACTACAATTACCCGTAAAAGTCAAGAGCTTTTTTTAAATTATTTCGGATAGATAGCAAAGGTATCAGCATACTCAGCCAGACAATGCCCTTGAGCTCTCTCGTATCCGTATTGTTCTTTACTACAACCTCTATACTTAATTCTATAATTCCCCGTTTTCATCATATTCCTAATCGTAGGATTATACCTAACTCTCATAGGAATACCTTTGTACAACGCTTGTTCAAAATAACCAGCTTCATATTGTTCCAACCTAATTGCTGGTTGATTCTGATTTAATCTATACAACTCCATAGGATTATGAGCATATCTATAACTCGTTATCTCGTGAGTTCCGTTCTCAACATACTCTCCTTTATCATTATAATAACCATAAAAATTTTGAATATATCGTGTACATAGTGTATCTTCATAATTCCTCATAGGAATACCAAAAGTATCAGTTTGAATTTCCATATTTTCCTCGTTGTTTTGTTCTATCATACTCTATATTACGAATACCCGAACTAAAAGTCAAGAGCTTTTTCACATATTTCTCAGCTTTTTCCCCCAAAATCCCCTATGCCCCACACAGGCCGCAGTCTGTCATTTTGTCATACATCAGATTTTTTTACTTTTTTTCAAAAAGCACTTGACAATAACGGCCATTTTTAGTAAATTATAAGTTAAGCTGTATTATGTATCTGCAAGATTAGGATTGTCGCTCTAATATCTAGTAGCTCTTTCTTTTTGTATATGTGGATAAGCTGTGGATAAGTGTATGTCATTGTGTCATATCAGGGAAAAAAATCGCAGGGCTCAACACGAACATATTATATTTCTTGTTATGATATTAAGAACTTGGTGGTCTGGTTGGGAAATTATGTGTGAAAAGTGGGTTGAATTCCCTTACTTTCCCTATTTTGATAAAAATGATATGTAGATTGGTGATGCACCAAATGAGTTTATAGGATTAAATATAATGATAGATTACTTTTTATTTGATATATGACAACCTTTTTTTATAAAAGTGTCTTAAAGGGGTATTCCCGTTCCAAATTTACCTATACCCGTTGATGAAATTTTGTTTGTGAGTTATTTCTTGATGTCGAACCAAATCGTTTCGTCGTCTTGATTTTTTGGTTCTTTTTTCTTGGTAGGTTTATCACTCCAGATGAGTAATAAAATTCCGATAATGAGTAGGATATGCAAGAATATTCCTATCCATTGATAGTCTGATATGTGATTTAAAAAATCCATAGTTGAGTATAACTATTTAGATATATTAATTATCTATCAGTTTTTTAAGTGAATACAATACCCACGCGGATATAGTTAAAGATGAGATTGCTATGATAAAGTGTTCCATATACTATTCTATAATAGATGAGATTCCTAAACATAAAATCGTTCCTATGTAAATTATTAATGCTATCGTTTCAACAACCATAGTTTTTTCTCCTGAAAATGTTTGATGTGTTTACAAGGTTTCCCTCGTCTAAATTTGTATCCTGGACAAGTACAAGTCCACTCCAATACTCTTGGATTAAAAGTTATATCGTAGTCTTTATCTTTGATTTTTAGGTGTTGAGTTCCGTCGTCTTCTACCCATACTCCACCTATTAAATCAATGAGATAATTATAATTGTTCATTAAAATCCTTTTGGTATAATTTTACTAATTCTTTGTCCATACGCATCCACCTTTTGAAATCTTTAACTTCCAATACCATTATATCCAAACACTCTTCTATTTGAGTATCTGAATATCCTAATTTCAATAGGTGCTCAATTAAATCTGATAATGTGTAATTATTCTTCAAAACCACCTAAATATTCGTGTATTTCGTCATCAGTCATTCTGTTATCTTCTTGAAGTCTTTCAACCATTTCATCATAGGTTAAAGGTCTTCCATTGTTATAAACTGGTCCAATATTGGTTTCCATTTGAAACTCAATATCGTGTTGAGGTAATTTACCATTATCCCTATTCAATTCATAGTTCATACAACCCATAGCGAAAGTTCCCATATCCATAATTTAAATTCTCCTATTCATTATCATTACAATACAATATAGGAGCTTCCTCATTCAAAGTCAAGAGCTTTCTTTAAAAAAGATGAATTTTAATGCGAAAAATCTTTGATTTTTCCAATATATATGGTGGGCCTATTAACATATATCTATAATATTATCAGAATTGACTCTTTCAGTCCAGTGTATAGGTACGATATGTGATTAGTGTGATGTATGGAGATTCTGATATATGGGAATTCTCAAATCAAGACAGTTCCCGCGGGGGGAACTGTGGTTGAATGGGAAAAGAGCTTCTACTTATACTCATCTATTAGGGATATTTTCACGGGATGTAGACCCTTATTATGATGTATGTAAGTGTAAGCTACTTTCCTTTTTATAATTCTTTACACAAGAACTGTCTATTTTTTGTGGACTTTTTTATTTCGTGTGATTACTTGATTACTATTACTATATGTAGTGGCTTCTATACTATCTATATTATTATTACCCGAGATGGCTCATATATCCATATTCTTTACCACCATAAAAGTCGTTAGACTTTTTTGGATTGGGATTTGAGTATTTTCGTTGTTCCTTTGGTATGTTTCGGGTCGTAAGGGCACATTTTACAACCACTCCCGCAACAATAACCACGAGCCAAGTGTTTCTCTCTTGACATTACTTTCTTTTTCATTTTGATTTTAGTTTGAGAACATATCCCAGAACATATCACCTATTAATGCGATTAAACCACCACCAATTATAGTTCTCCACATAGTTGTGTTTTCTCTAAATTGTGTGTTTTGTTTGGTTTCCGCCCATAGGCCTTCATTGGGATTGAATAGATTTTCTTTGATAAATGAAATATCTTGGTGTATTTCATCAAATTTTGATGTGAAATGTTTTTCCAACTTTTGAACTGATTTATCTTGTTCGTTTAGTCGGTATAGTATTAATTCTAAATCTTGTTTGTCTTGTTTATTCATAGGTTTTTTTAATCCTTTTTTCATCTCAAATATAAATATAACATTTATTATTTTTGAGTAGGATTCGGGTCATTTTCTTCACGGGGTTCGTTATTATTTTTACCACGAAGTGTATCTATTGGGCCTCCAACACCACCCATACCTGTTACTTTGGTTTTTTTACTAAAATCATTTATTTTTGGTTTCATATTTACCTCTTTTAATTCCTCTTTTGTTAATGGTCTATCTAACATTGGTATTTCTTCATCACATTCACAAATGTTACAACCACATTCTTCTTGATTAACTATTTTTTTGTTCTCATTCATAACTTGCATAATTATCCAACCACTCATCAATACGATTGTCACCGAAATAAAGATAAATAATAAAAATCCTAATAATATGCTTAATAATGTGTTCATTTCGTCTATAAGTATTTGTTTTTGTTATTTTCTTCTATAATAAACAACACTATTAATGTTAATATTACGAATATCGGGAAGGCAGAGGCAGATAACATTACACCGAGCCCCCTTTGTATTCAAACACCACCTCGTATTTATATTCTGGTTCTGATTGTTTTAATCTATTGAGTTCTGTGTCGATATCTTTTGTCGTTATCCACTTTTCTTGAACTTGATTATTGTTTTTGTCTGTGATTTTAACAATAAATCTTGAGTCAATCTCTCTTTTCTGTTGTTCTGTTAATTCTTCCATTGTCGTCCTTTTGTTTAGTGCTCCAAACTCCGTCGTCATAACACACTTTTTTGTGTATTTTTAAATCTTCTCTATCTTCTAATTCTGAATCTATTGTGTCGTAGTAGTCTTCGCTTTCTCTAATTAATTTTGTAAATGTCTCTCCGCCGTTCCATATTCCTTTCTCGGAATCACTCATTATCGTTGTCCTTTCCTTTATCTTCCCAAGTTTTCATTTTTTTAATAGTCCAACCCAAATTATCGGGACTTTTTGGGGTTTCCATAATCTTTTTTTCTTTCGTGTTTAATATGAAAAAACAATTATAACACAATGTTCTTAAATTACTTAAATCTCTGTTTGACTTATCTTTGTCAATATAATCTAAGATTAACGGCGATTGTGAGTCTGATTTTCTAAATTCTGAATATCCACAATTGGAACATTCTTGAATTAACCAACCCACTTTGATTAATCTATTTAATAATTTGTGGTCAGGATAGTTAGGGTGATTACCACTTAATATACTGGATAACCAGCCCTCGGTATTAAACCTATCCCCACCTTTGTTAACACCAACTCCTGCGGCATTCTTATTTTGTTCAAATAAGTCATACATTTTCGCATACTTCTTAAATGTATTATAGGATACTCCTAAAAACTTTGAGGCGGCTCGGATAGACCTCGTGTTTTGAATAGCCCACTCAATTTTAGATTTTGGAATTGGTTTACTTCTAAAAGGATTTTTCTTATGTCTTTGTGGTTGAACTAATCCTCGTCCAAAAGCGTTTTCAAGTTCTTCCAAACTCTCTTGATGTTCTTTTTTTACATCTTCACTCATTTTTACTTTTTATATTTCTTTTTAAAAGGTTTCTTTTTATATCTTTTTTTAGGTTTTTGTTTTAATAGTTCGTCTTTTAACATTTTTCTTTGTATTCTTAAACTAATAACTTCATTATCTAAATCACTCATTTTTCCTGATGATACTATTGCTACTGCTAAACTACCACCAATACTACCTATTAATAAACCTATTGTAAATAAAATCCATTCCATTTTATTCCTCCTCTAAATATTCACTATTCTGATGTATTATAATTAACGAGCCACTATCTTCGTTTGGATTTTCTTCATAATCCAATCGGACATTTACTGCTTCATCAAAAATAGTTTTTTTTAATTCAGTTAATTCTTTATCAGAATTTAACTCTTGTATTTGTTTCGTCTTTTTCTTTTTTAACTTCATATAACCTCTCAAAATCATCTTTACTTGGTATTTGTTTTTTAAAGTAAAAGAATTCTTTTGCTTCTTCCATATCTGTTAAATTATCTTGGACATCTACTACTTCTTTTGCTGTTTTGTTGATTAATCTATATCTACCCATATAATTTCATTAAATCCGTATAACCACCGATAACTTTTTCATTCACAACTATTGTTGGAATTGCTAATCTACCGGTTAATTCCATTAATCTGTTTCTACTTATTCCTTGCGAGTCTATGTTAATTTCTTCATAAGGAATGTTTTTCTCGTCGAGAAATCTTTTTGCGGATACACAACCAGAACACCAATCTGCTGAATATATTACTATCTTATCCACCTAAAACCTTTTTCTTTCCACCATCATATTCGTATGCGTGTCCATTATCTATCAGTAATTGGTTCAATGATTTATCTTCACCTTCAATAAAGATTTCACCAAGTAATCTACCATATTTTCCAACCCCGTGTGATTTCACTGTGAATTTACCATCATTTCTTGATAACATTTCTAATGTGTATGCTTTCGCTTTTAAACCTAATTTTTTTTCTTCAAGGTTTCGTGTTCTACTTTCCCAGGTATCAACACCCATAAATCTAATTCTTTTCTTTACTTGTGTATTGAATCCTAAATCTATCCATGCATCGGCGGTATCTCCGTCAACTCCTTTTATTAATCTTGCATTATAAATCCACGGGTCTAATTTTTTACCCATTTTATTTCTCCTGATATTGTGAACATTTCATATAGTAATAAATATCATTTTATTTAATTTTTAAGCCTTTTATTTTATCTAAAAACTCTTCTATTGTATAATCTTTAACTTGTTGGTCTATAATACGAACTTCTTCTAATTTTTCTGGATATTTTTCTACCAAGTTCATTAGAATTTTAAATCCGTCTTCGGTATGAAATGTGTTGAAACTAATCTCACCCAATGTATTTGTTGAGTTGATTGCATCCTTTTCGGTATCACCTTTCATTAAAATATAGAAAGTCATTCTGAATCAAATGGTATTTCTAATTGTTCTGACTTTTCCCAAGCAACACCAGTATCATTGTCTTCCCAATCTTTTTCCGGTCTTACTTCTAAATTGGTATTCCACACACCACTTAAAGTGTGCATATCCAATCCTAATTCATTACCAAATGAAATCATTGCACTAATATCTTTTGGAAAACATTTACCACCAAAACCAAACTTTCCATCTGGTCCTGGAACATTCATATGTGAGTGTCCTATTCTTCCGTCTCTTATGAAACCTTCAACTGCCATATTCCAATCTGCTTCACACAAATCAGAAACTTGTCTCATTTCGTTTAAGAAAGATACTTTAGTTGCAAAGAAACAATTATTCATATATTTTATTAGTTCTGCTGTTTGATAATTTGTTTCAATAACTGGGATAGTATCACCAAATCTCCAACGATATAAATCTGCTACTTTATTTGTATTTTCTTTATCACCACCCAATATATAACGAGTTTGATTTATAAAATCAAAGTTAGCACTTCGTTCTGTTAAAAACTCTGGATTAAATACCAAGTTTAAGTTTTGATATTTTTGTTGAAGCTTTTTGGTTGTTCCAGGTGTTATGGTGCTTCTTATCAATACAATGTTATCAACTGCTGGAACTAATTCTAAATGTTCTGGTTCTATTTCAGCAGTTATTTTAGATATTTCTTGTAATGCATCTTCTACATAACTTAAATTTATACTTCCGTCTGAATTTGATGGTGTTGGTACTGATAAAAATATAAAGTCAGAATATGCAACTACATCTTCCAATGTGTGCAATGACCTTGATTTGTCTTTATCGTAGATATACATTTCATCTACATCACAACCCGTTTGTGGTGAAAATCCAAACTCTACCGCTGAACCTACAAATCCTCTACCTACTATACCAATTTTATACATCTAATCCCATCTCCTTTTTATATTTTGGAATCCAAGTATCAATATTTCCTTTTGGTTTCCAACCCAACAATTCTTCTGCTAATGAATTGTCTGCTAATGTTTCTGGTGGTTCAATTACTGGGTCTACATTAACTTTATCTCCACCAATCATATCTGCGATGTCATTAATTGAACGATTATCACCATTACCAATATTGATGACTTCACCATTACCAACATTTTCAGATTGAGATGCTAGTATGTTTGCGTTTACAACATCACCTACATAAGTGAAATCTCGTCTTTGTTCTCCGTCGCCTCTAATTGTCATTGGTTTTCCATTTAATAATTGGTCTACGAATATACCAATAACCATTGCGTAAGCTCCACCAACATTTTGTCGTTCACCATAGATATTAAAATATCTTAATGATACGGTTTCTAATCCGTATACTTCGGAAAACATTTTACACATAACTTCACCATAATATTTTTGTGCTCCATACGGGGACAATGGATTTACCGGGTCTGATTCTTTTGATGGTAATTTCTCGGTATTTCCGTAGGCTGATGATGACGCACTATATACGACTCTCCTCACACCTGCGTCTGAAGCACATTTTAAAACATTTAAAGTTCCGATTGTATTATTAGTTTCATATTCAACAGGTTCTTCGATTGAAGGTTGAACTCTCGCTTTAGCGGCTAGTAAAAATACTGAATCCGCTCCCTTCATAACTTCTGTCATATTCTTATCTTGTTTAGGGTCACTAATATCCATATACTCTAACTGAACTTTTGGATTAATATTCTCTCTCTTACCCGTTGATAAATTATCTATTACTACTACTTCGTGGTTCTGTTCTACAAGTTTATCTACGATATTACTACCGATAAAACCTGCACCACCTACTACTACATATTTCATTGTTTTTTCTCCAATTTACTATCATATTTTTTTGTTTCTTCCGAATCATTTGTTCTATTGTTGTCGTGGAAACGATAACGATATAATGGCATTCTCAAATGATACATTTTATATTTATCTAAAAATCTTTTATTCAAGTCGTGTCCTTCTCTCATTTTGAAACTCTCATCATAAAAACCAAGATTTGCAAGTGATTCGTAAGTATACATTATACCACACGCAACAAATTCTTCTTTTGAATTGTGTCTAGATAATAATTCGGCCGTGTCATTGACTTTAAAATAATCACACGCTACTGCTTGATAATTACAATCTGTGTTCATTACTCTTGGTCCAGAATTTGACTTTAAAAAGGTTGACAAGACATATAAAAAATGACTTGAAACATAATCATCACAATCCACTCTTACAAAATACTTTGACATTGATGTTTTTAAAATTTTGTTTAATGATGTTGGTAATCCTAAGTTTTTTTCGTTATTGATTACCCTAATGTTCATATGTTCTTTAAAAATATCAGTAACATCATCTAATGTTTCATTTGGGTCATCATTGACTACTACAACTTCATATCTTGATTTTTCTAATGTTTGTGAGTTTAAACTTCTTAAACAGCGGTGTAACCACTCTTTTTGTTTATAAACACAAACTGCTACAGTGATTTCATACATAATTCTAATATACTCCTAAATGCTATTTCTTGACTATCTGTCGTTACACCAGCAACATGCGGTGTTAAAGTTAAATTTTCATACTTACCACTTTGATACAATTGAAATAATTCTGAGTGGAATGGTGTGTTTTCATTTTGTTCATCTACAATTACATCAGCAGAATAATAAATTTCTCTTGACTTTATCAATAAACTTATGTATCTTTCATCAACGACTTCACCTCTTGAAGTATTAATGACCACAAGACCCTTTTTAAAGTCTTTAAAGGTATCATATGTGATTAAATTTCTACTCGTATCATTTAACCCACAATTAATTGATACAATATCTACATCTTTTAATGATTCAATATTTGGAACTTTATTTTTTCCTCGTAAAACATTTGGGTCATAGAATTTATAATTCATACCGAAAGTTTCTGCATATTTTGAAACATTTTTACCTATTCTACCATAACCAATAATACCAATGGTTTTTCCATATAATTGTTGAGTTCTTAAATTTTCTTCGTTATTTTTTTCTCTCCAATGTTTTGTATTGTTAGTTGCTTCTCTAAACTTTCTCATAGCATTCATAATATGTAACCAAGTAAATTCTGATGAAGCTGTTATTTTATCTAATGATTTTCTATCATCTAATAATGAATAAAATTGTATTCCTCTTTTCTTTAAATAATCTAAATCAATGTGTGTATTACCGGTTGAAGGTGTTGCTACTATTTTTAAGTCTTTACACCACTCGTTATTAAGTGAACTTTTATCATATTTAAAATCACTACCAGGATTAGTTATTAATATTTCTGGATAAATACTTTCTTCTAATCCTAAATCAAATAATAAATCATCTTTAATATTAATAAAATCTGTTGGACAATCTATTTGTATTTTAGTTCGTTCTTTTTTCCAACTCATTAACTTCTCTCTATTGCTTCTTTTATGTTTAACATTACTTCTGCTATTCTTAAATCTATTTCACTATCTATGTTGATTGAATATTTATCTTCCATTACATAAGGTCTTGAAATTTTTCCGTGTCTTGTTTTTTCGTTCATTAGTGTATCTCTTTTCATTGAATAGATACCACCATTTCTAATATAACACGGCTCTAAATCTTGTCTTCTACCAGCATCTCCCTCTGGATATTCTGAACAAAAGTCTTCAATCAAATCATCATCAGTAATTCTTTTCATTCTAACGGGGTGTTTGTCGGTCATTTGTGTGACTGAAATAACACTATCTGCATCTGTTGTGATTAATTTATTTACAGCTTCTCGAATGTGGTCTTCGTTTCTTAATGGACACACTACTGGAAGTTCTACTACATAATCATATGTAATTCCTTTTAACTTTTCAATCTCACCAACCGCCCAATGTAAAGAATCAACTGATAAAACTTCATCTCCTGATAATTCTTCTGGTCTTTTTATTGTATTGACTTCTTCTTGTCTTCCAACTTCTAGTATTTCATCTGAATCAGAACTAACCCAAATACTATCAAATACATTACTTTTTTTAGCAGATTCGATAGTCCAAGTCATTAATGGTTTTCCATTAACTTTTCTAATGTTCTTTCTTGGAACACCTTTTGAACCACCACGAACTTGCAATACACACAAAATTTTATTCTTCTGATAAGTATGATTCACTCATTTTCTCCTTTAATTGTTCTTCGGTAAGAGGCTTTTGTTCAACTTTCATATCCCAACGACCTGTATAATTTTCTCTTGTTTCGGCTTCTATATCTTGATAATCTCTACCTAAAAATTGACTTGTTTCTTCTCTTAATTTAATGTAGTTATTTAATTCCAACATTTCATCAGGAAGTATTGAGAATTTATTATCTCTACCAGGTAAACTTTTATCTATTGTGAAATGTTTTTCAATCCAATCAACACCATATTCTAATGATTGTTTTGCAACTTCAATACCTTCACAATGGTCTGAATAACCTATTTCAAATTTTTCTAATCCAGGTGTTTGTTCACACAATTCTCTTAACAAATTAATTTTTGGTAAGTTTGCTCTACTTGGTTCACAAGGATAAGACGAAACACAATGCATCAAAATAAGTTTTTTATTATATCCACCTACTGATGTAGGGAAATATTTACAAGTGTTTTCTATGTTTTCTCTTATTTCTGAAAACTTTGAAGTTCCGGTTGACATAAAAACATTATCAAATACTGAAAAAGTATATTTTAATAAATCTTTATTTCTTGACTCCATACTTGGAATTTTAACGCTTCTATGTTGAAAAGAATTGTGTCTTCTGTCCGACATCATTAACATTCTCATTCCTTGTTGACTAAAACCTGTGCATAAAAACTTTATACCTACATCTCTACAAATATCTCTTATTTCACTTAAACTTGTTGGATAACCATTTGCCATTGAAGCCTTTTCATAAATTTCCCTACGACCATCAGTATCCCAAGGCCCAGGTTTTAAATATTTAGGGTCAAAGTATTGGAACTTTGCGAATTCAGCACCACTATCTTTAGCGGCTTGAACCATTTCTTTACATAATCCTGCATCATCTATGTAATTAAATCCTATTTCAGCTATTAATTTCGTCATAATACTCCTCAAATGGAAATGGAATTTCATTAAATCCAACCATTATTCTTTTTAAATTAAAGTTATCTAATTTAGCATCGTTATCACCAGGCATTGCTGATGGACATATTGCTATGTTTGAATCTTTTAAAAACTGAATTACTTTTTCATTGTAATGTTTTTTCTGTCCTTCTGGATAACTAAACAAACTTATTTTTCTATCTAGTTTTTCTTCTAATATTTCTAAACAAGTTGTTATTTCAGTTGCTAATTCTGCGGTTGATAAATAAGACATTATTTCGTGATTGTGTGTATGTCCGCCAATATCAAACAATAGATTTTCATCAATTTCTTTTATTTGTTCCCAAGAAAGATTTTGTATATCTGGATAATAATAATCCATATCAATACCAACAGCTTGAAACTCTTTTTTAAATCCTTGTATAAATTCATCTCTTTTTTTCGGACTACAATTTTTTAAATATCCTTTTACATCTTCTACAAAATTTATCTTACCTTCATCAGTTTTTAAATTGTATTCTTTACCATATACATCTAATTTTGTTTTTTCTTCATTGGAATAGTTTACAAAGTAATCAACGATATCAGTCCAATAAAATCTATTCGTTGGAAATGGTCTACCAACTCCTTTTAAATCATCAACAAATCCTGTTGAAATAAAAAATGTTGCTGGTAAATTATATTTTTTTAATATTGGAACTGCATTGTGATATAGATTTTCATACGAGTCATCAAAGGTAATTGCTACATCATCTTTTGGTCTGTATTGAATCCAATCAGTTAGTTTGACTACTCTTTTGTTTTCACTTAACCACCTCATTTGTCTTTCAAATTCAAACAAATCAATATGTTTTCCATTGTAGTTTAGAAAAGTTCCATCTCTTGGCTCTTTTTTCCAATCTGTTACTCCGTGATATAATAATATTTTACTCATTGTATAATTTATAATCGTTAATGTATTTAATAAAGATATCCTCTGTTAAATGTTTTTCTTCTAATGACATTGCTGTGTAGTATTCTCCAAATTCTGTTTGTCTTTCCCCTTTAATCTTACCATCTTTTTGTTTAAATTTTTCCAAAACTTCCAACATCATATTTGTTGCTAATATTGTGGTGTGGTATTTTAAATGATATATTTCATCAACTTTTGTTAGTGAAACTTTTCCTGTTGAAAGAACATCACCGGTGTCTAAATCCTCATCAACATAATGTATTGCTACCCCAATGTTATCAAAGTCTTCGTTCTTAATAGCCCACAAATCAGAGTCTAATCCTCTATACTTATCAATCTGTCCTCTATGAACATTAATTGTTCCCCACTTAGAAGCATTAAAAATATAAGGTTTTACTATACCAGTTCCAAAAGTAATAATTAAATCTGGATTCATTGACTCAATATATTTTTGTAGGTTTTTATTGTTTACTGAATAAACCTCTACAATTTTCTTTTTTAACTCGTCTGATAAATCATTAGGTGTCCCATCTTCAAAAAACTTGTCTTCATATTTGTTTTCTAAATTACTATAAAATGGACCTGTTGGATAATCTTTTTTCAAAACTTTGCGTTCATAGATTATACCACAAATGTTGTGTAGTTCAGCTATCTTATTTATGAAATAAGTGTGATGTTTAGTCGGTGTTGATAGAATCAGAATTTTCATTATAACCTTTGGTAATAAGTATCATTTAATTGCCCCTAATTAAACTTTTTTTTTATTTCGTGTAAGTTTTTTAACGAAGTAATGTTTAAATGAAATATTGAATAAGCCATCTCACCCAATTCTCCACTATCAGTTAATATGTCTCCAAGATTAAGTAAAAAATTATACAACTCATTTGTTAATTCAGAACCATCAAATCGAACTACAACTCCATTGTTAATTTCATCATCATAATGACCGACTCTTTCTTTCAAAGGTCTTGTTGTATTTTTTTGTTCTCTATGAATATACAAATCTAATTCTCGTTGATTACAATCTGTATAGATATTTGAACACCAAGGCTCTAATTGATATAACATTGCTAAATCACAATTTTTAATCTTGAAAGCTATATCATACTTTGGTTGTATAATTGGATACATAAGTGCATCGTGTTTAACTACACTACCCCATTTTCTAATAAATTCTCTTGTTGAATTATTCATTAGATTCTGCCATTCTGCTGATTTTTGTGAATGGTCTTTGGTTAATTTTCCGTGTTGAAATTGTCCACCTCTTGCTGTTAAATGATAAACAAATGAATTCCAAGATTGAATTAATTCCATACCACCCAATACCATACGATTAAACAAATCAGAATCTTCTCTTGCTGATTTAAAACGATAATCGTGTCCACCAATTATTTCTAAATCTTTTTTGTGAATTAGCCAAGGAGCGAAACAACCCTCAGTTGTCTTTTCCCCATATTGTTCTTTACATTTTTCAACATATTCATCAAATCCTTTTTCATCAAAACCTTCTTCAACATCTTGTTCAGGCCACATACCAAAGTTTTCAACTATTTTTTCTGGACCTTCGGGGTGTAGTGGTGGTTCTATTCTTGTTGAACAAACTACTACTCCTCGTTTCCAATGTTTAAACGCGTGATAGTCAGCATCTTTACCTAACATCATATCGGCGTGAAATATCATACCAATATCTGTTGGTGCATTATAAATAAGATAATCATACGCCTCTCCAATACCATACAAACCATCTCTTTCGTTTAACTTGACGATTGTGTTTTCGTCTTTGTTTTCCATTAACCACTCGTAACATTTATCTTCATTAGAATCAACCAAAATATGTATGTAGTGGTCTTTTCTAAATGCATTCTTTCTAATACTTTCTATGGCTACTTTTACATATCTCAAATTATTTTTACTTGGAATACAAAAAGTTATTCTTGGCATATATCTTTCTTTTTTCAAATGATGTGGTGGATTACCAAATTGGTGTTTTACTTTTCGTTTGTGTTGTTTACTTTTTGCCATTGTCTGCTCTTCCCAATAACCCTTTTGTTATTGATTTGTCTTTATCATATTCTGGAAGTATATCTGCTATTTCAGTTACTACTCTTCTTACATCTTCTTTTGACATATGTAAATGTAATGGTAATGATATTAGTTCTGAACTAATTTCGTGAGCGTTTTTACAAGTTCCGTGTGCGTAATTATACATTGGATATTGTGTGTTGTCTAAGTAATGAACACCACAATAGATATCTCTTTTTGATAATTCTTCCATTACAAAATCTCTCAACCCTTTTTTAATTCTGATTGGATACAAATGTCTTGAATGAGTTCCCTCAACCAATGTATTTTTTACCGATTGGATTGATTCTAAATTAAGTATATTAAAATAATAATCATAAGTTTCAGAAAGTAAATTTCGGTATTGGTTATCTTCATTTAAATATTTTAGTTGAACTAATCCAATAGCTCCCATAAGTGCATTTCCGTGATACTTATATCCAACATTTGGCACATCATACTTCCAATTATAAGTTCCTTTGTTGTATCTATCGTATGTAGATTTATCAATACCCAACCAAGATAATTGTCTCGCGAGTTTGTCATCTTCTTCGTCTTTGAAACAAACCATACCACTATCTGCTGTTGGTAAGTTCTTTACCGCTTGAAAACTAAATACCGAAACATCAGCATCCCAACCAACTTGTGATTGTGTCATCGCTTGATATTGTGGATAAACTCTCATTGTTTGTGTTCCTGCTAAATGAGCCGCGTCTAAAATCAATGGTATATTTTGTAAATTACAAATCTCTCTAATCTTATCATATTGTCCAATATTACCACCAATCCCAACAAACATTACTGCTCTTGTTTTGTCTGTGATATTACTCAGAACTGAATCTGGGTCTAAACACAAGCTATCATCAACATCAGCGAATACTGGTTTTAAGTTTTCATACATAATGGCGTGATTGGTAGAAACAAATGTTAATGGTGTTGTGATAATTTCATCTCCGTCTTCCCAACCATATTTTTCTTTAAACACTTTAAGTGCTAAATGTAATCCTGCTGTTGCTGATTGTAGAAAATGAGCGTGTTCAAGGTCTGCATAGGTTTTCCACTTTTCTTCAAACTCAATAGCTTTTCCACCCATACCAGTCCAACTCGTATCTAAACACTCTTGAATTTCTTTTAGAATTTCTTCTGTTCTGTATTTTGGTTTTAAAACTTGTATCTTATCCATTATCCCACCACAGCTAACACTTCTTTTTCAGACATTATTAATACATCTTGTCCTTCGTGATTTACTTCTGTTCCTGTATATTTAGGATACAAAATTAAATCATCTTTTTTAATTGTTTCACAATCACCAACTGCTAATACTTTACCTTCTTGCGGTTTGTCTTGAGCTGTATCTGGTAATATAATTCCACTCTCTGTTTTTTCTGATTGTGTCGTTGGTTCTACAACAACTCTATCTCCTAATGGTTTAATCATTTTTTCTCCTTTTGACTAACTAATTTATTTGCTTGAACTAAACTATCTGGTGTTCCGGCGTCTGACCAAAATCCTTTTAATTCACTATGTGTTGTTTTTCCTCTATCAATATACCAATTAATTAAATCAACCACTTCTAACTCACCTCGTTCTGATGGTTTTAGTGTGTCGATAACGCTCCAAACTTCATCATTAAACATATAAAGTCCTGTAACTGCATAATTAGACATTGGTTTTTCTGGTTTTTCTTCTACTTTTACTAAGTGTCTGTCCATACCTTGAAATACTGGAACTCCAAACCTCCCAGGGTCTGGAACTTCTTTTAAAAATATATGACACCAACTATCGTAATAATTTAATTTTAAATCACTAAAGTCATCTTCAAAAATATTATCACCCAAACAAACAAAAACATTATCTCTCCCTGCAAATTCTTTACACAATCCTAAAGCTTGAGCGATACCACCAGGTTTTTCTTGAACTCTGTAAGTAATATCTACTCCATATTCACCACCACTTCCTAATTGGTTCATTATTTGTCCACAATGTTCTTTACCAGAAACAATACAAATTTCTTTACAACCAATTTGTTTTAGTGTTTGTAATGGATAATAAATCATTGGTTTATCGTAAACAGGTAATAATGATTTGTTGAATATTTTTGTTAATGGATACAACCTTGAGCCGTGTCCACCTGCTAGTATTATACCCTTCATTCCATTCTCTCCCCAATAATACAAGCATCTGGTAATTGTCTAAATGGTGGTTCTTCGTATTTCAATCTAACTTGACCAGCTCCACATTCAGTCATATATTTCGAAAAACGATATTGGTCTGATAAATATTTCATACCTTGTTGTCCAAATACTTTTGTGAATTTGTATCCGTTTAGATATTCCGAAGTATTTCCATTAGGGTCTCTTGAATCACTACCATCAGGCATTTCAATCAATGGAAAGTTTACATAATCAAATCCACCAACTTCTCTAATGTATTTCATTTTAGAAGCAAAGAAACTTCCTCTCATTGACCAACATTGTAAAGGTTCTTCATAAAGATGTTTGTTTTCTTCTTTTGCATAATCTCTCCAATTGTATCCGTTTTTTAACCAATAAGATAATCTTGCTTCTTCTAATGGATTAATATCCCACGGGTAATTCCACCCATTTCCAATTACTTTTGTAGTTGGATTTAAATTGAAATGGTCTACACAAACATTAATGAAAGACCAATCGTGAACAACCATATCATCTTGAATAAAGAATAAAAAAGTATCATCATCTAAATCCATATCATTTAGAACTTTATCATAAGCTCCCCACTCTAATCCAATATTTTCATATTCTTTGTAATCAAATTTTTCTGTGATTATTTTTGGTGGTGTCTTATGACAGGTCCACATCACATCTAAATTTTCGTTTTCTTCTTTTAGTTCGTATAGTGCATCAATGAAATCTGTTTGGTTTTTCTTTCCGTCCCATTCATCATACCACCAACCACATACTATAAATTGTATTTTCATGCTTGTTTCCAACCTTTCGGGTCTAATAATGCTAAATCACTTTCAACCATATTTTTTACTAATTGTTTAAAATCTGTTTTAGGTTTCCAACCTAATTCATATTTTGCTTTACTTGCATCACCTCGTAAAACATCAACTTCTGCGGGTCTCATAAATCTTGGGTCTTGTTTAACATATTTTTCCCAATTAGAAATACCAACCACATCAAAAGCAGAATCTAAAAATTCTCTAATAGTGTGTGTTTCTCCTGTTGCTATCACAAAGTCATCTGGTTTATCTTGTTGTAACATTAACCACATTGACTCAACATAGTCAGGTGCATAACCCCAATCTCTTTTTGCTTCTAAATTACCTAATGTTATGTGGTCTGATAATCCGTGAACTATTTGAGCAACTCCATCAGAAATCTTTCTCGTAACAAATTGGTGTCCTCTTCTTTCAGATTCGTGATTAAATAAAATACCACAAGTATTAAACATATCATAAGATTCACGATAGTTTTTAGTAATCCAATGAGCGTATAATTTAGAAACACCATAAGGACTTCTTGGATAAAAAGGTGTTCTTTCTGTTGCTGGATTTTCTATCATACGACCAAATAGTTCTGATGTTGATGCTTGATAAAATCTTGTATCCATATTTAATGTTCTGATTGCATCTAATATTCTTAATGAACCTAACCCTGTTACATTTGAAGTTTGTTCTGGTGTGTTCCAACTTTCTCCAACAAAAGATTGAGAACCTAAATTATAAACTTCATCTGGTTGAGCAGTTGATAGTGCTGAAAGTAAAGAAGTGCTATCAGTTAAATCTCCCGTAATAAACTCAAAGTTTTCATTTGATTCTAAATGTTTTGTATTGGTTCTGTTTTTCAATGACGAATGTCTTTCCATACCATAAACTTTATAACCTTTTTCTAATAAGAAATCGGCTAAATGGCTTCCGTCCATACCATTTATTCCTGTTATTAACGCTCTTTTCATTCTTTACTCCTGTTTTGGTCTTGTAAATTATTAATATCAAGTCGTGTGTTCATTTCTACGACATTATCTGATTTTTTATTGAAAAAGTTTGGTAAGAAAAAACTATTAATTTCTTTACCAACAAAAATTATACCTGGTTCAGTATATATGTCTAGACTATGATAACCTAAATAATTACATAGTGTTGCTGCCCATCTTTGATTTTCTGGAATCATTACTCTACCAAAAATATTATCAGCATCGCGACCCCAGTTTGCTTTAACATATCTTTCCCCAATAAGATTAAGATAAAGTCCCAAGTGTTCTCCCCTGTGTCCTTTTTTTACTACTGTTGAAGTTTCTACAGCTCTAACTTCGATATCAAACATAAAAGTCCATAAAGCAACCATTTCTTTTTTCTTATTAAATATTACAATATTTTGGAAATTTTTTTGACCATCATAAAAAAATTGTCCCCAAGTTTCCGCATATTGTAAATCCAATGACCAAGTTTTAGTAGTCGACTCACACTCTTTTACAAAATTTTCAAATTCATCAAATGTTTCAACATCAGACAAATTTCCTACAATATATTTATTTTTATTTATCAACATTTTTATTCCTGTCTATCCTATTTGGTGAACCATCTATAATTGGCATCGGTCTAACAAACTGAAACTCATCTATATCTGGTAATTTTCCATACTTTAATTGAAATTCTGTCATACTATTGATTTCAAATTCTTCTAAATGTTTTGGTCGTGTTGTAAAATCATCATCTGGGAAACGACTTGTTCTTGATGCAAAATGATAAATGTTTGATTTATAAGTTAGAGCTATTTTAAAACCCTCGTTTTGCATTCTAATAAATAAATCTGCATCTTCCCAATACATTGGAGCGAATCTATCATCATTACCACCAATGTAATCCCAATCTTCTTTTTTAATTAAACCACTTACACCCTCGGCCTTTCTAATAATTCTCTTTCCATTTAATTCTGAAAACTCATCACACCAATCTAAAAAATATTCTTCATTGAAGTCGTGGTGATACGCTCCAAATAAATCTAATGGAACAAAAACCGTACCTGGTCTTTCGTTGTCGTTAAAAATATCTGGTTGTATTCTATTACTGAAAACTATTCCTCTATCATTTCCAACCATTTCATCATAACACTCAAACAAATGTTTATCCCAATCTCTTGAAACATAAATGTCTGCTTGTAAAAAGTTTATAAATTCTGTTTTAACTTTGTCAGCACAATAGTTCATTCCACCACCAATACCTCGTCTGACTTTGTTTCCGGTTTCTACATAAACATCTAAATTATATTTTTCTTTGTTTTCTTCTAACCATTCATTTGTTCCGTCATCAGAATTTTCTGAATAAATTACAAATGGACAATCTTTATCATAAGAGTTTTCTCTTACTGATTTTACTACTAATGGAAGATAATTTATTCCATTGTGAACTGATATACATATTGTTTGTTCTCTCATAACTCTACTCTCGGTATTGATTTATCTGCTGGATTTCTATCAGAACATATCTTAAAGTCTATCCCTTTTTCTTTTAACCAATTGTGTATAAATGGAACACTATTTGTAACTAACTCTATTTCTTTCTTTGTCATAGGTGTCGGTGCATATTTAATGTTTTGTTTCCCCTCATAAAAATGGTCTTGCCATTGTTCTTCGTTTTCATTATCACTATCAAATTTTGAAATATCTCCGATATCCCAACCGACCGTAATAATTTCTTTACAACCTAAAAACATTGCTAATGGAATAGCCATTTCATACATTAAACCAGGCCCCCACGCTCTATCATAAGTTTTGTCCATTGTAAAATCATCAAAGTCCAATCTAGCGGCTTGTGTATTGTCCATTGTTCCGTGATTTCTTATAACTGGAAACATAACATCTACATTAAAACCATTTTCTAAAATCATTTGTGGGTGATATTGTTCAAATACTTCCCACGCTACTATTGTTTCATTTAACCATTGATATGGTTCAAAATTTGTGAAATTTAAAATGTGAAAATCACAAATTTCCTTTAATAATAAATAGGATTGTTTAATCGTAAATACCAATTTATTTTCTAATTTTGACTTTAAATATTCGGGTTCATAGTTCTTTAAAGAAGGCCCTGCTGATACAATATAACAAGTTTCCCCGTGATATCTATCTTTTAAACTTTCTATTCTTTCTGGAACACTTTCGTATTTCTGTAAATCTTGTTTTACGCTTCTTGTAATACTTTCTATCATCTTTTATCCTCAAATTCATATCCAAAAAAGTTTAAATCTTTGTTAAACATTTTAGAAACTAACCAAATTGACTCGTCATCATAGTAATGTGAATAGTGTTTGTGTTCTGATGTATTTCTTTGTGGAAGTTTTGGTGGTGTGTATCCTAATTTCTTAAACATTGCTTCCCACTCCTCATTTAAATTTTCTTGACGAAGTATTGTATCTGTCATTAATCTACCACCTGTCAATGGATTGGATAAAAAATCAACTTGATTAAGATATTCTAAATGACTTCTTAAATAATTTCTACCCATAAATCCTCTGTCTTTTGATTTATAAGCCCAATAAGAATTGAAATAAGCATCACTACACATTCTTGCAATGCCCTCATCCGTTGTCCCTTTCATAATAGGACTTTTTATCCAACGATTAAAATCCCACTCTGTTCCGTCTGGACCCAAATTGGTATCAAATAAATTTGCGTGAATATATAAATCCCCTTGCTTTTTTCTAAATGAATATAAAGATACCATTCTTTCAAAAGGATTTCTTACAATAGAAAACTTGTGATAAGAATTATAAATATCATCATTGGTTGTATACCTAACATCAATGGCTAATGCAGTTGACACATTTTTGTGTGGAAACGGGTGTGTTGATTTATCGATTCCAATAGCTCTTCTAACACTAACACCAGCACATTTTGGTATATGAAAATAAATTAATTTATATTTATGACTTTCGTTCATTTAATATCTCCAATACTTTATCAACATCTTCTGGAATATCAACGGCTTGTGTTGTTCCGTATGTTTCCAACATTTTTACATTTATTCCTAATTCTAAAAACCTTAAAATTTCAATATCTTCTGACCACTCTATTTGAGTTTTTCCGTGTTTTAATCCAAACTGATAAAACTTATCTAACTCATCTTTTGTAAATGCATAAATACAAACTTGTTTATGAACTAATTTTGAGTGTCCTTCTTTTGTTCCAGGTATTGCACTTCTTGACATATAAACCAAGTTATTGTTGAAGTTAGACACAACTTTTGGAATATTTCTGTTTGTTGCTTCTGATGAATCAAATCTACTCATACAATTAACAACACTATCCATATTTTCTAATTTACAATCAATAACTTTTTGTATATCTTCTGGGTCTAACAATGGTTCATCACCTTGAATATTTACAATAATATCACTATCTATTTCTTGTGATGCTTCACAAACTCTATCAGTTCCAGTTAAACAATTATCAGAAGTCAAAATAACTTTGTAATCATAATCATCAACTACTTTTGCTATTCTTTCGTCTTCTGTTGCAATATAAATGTTTTCTTTTGGAACGACTTGTGATGCTATATCAGCCACTCTAATAATCATTGGTGTTCCGTCAATATCTACAATTGGTTTTCCAGGAAATCTACTTGACTTGTATCTTGCTGGTATCACAATACTTACTGACTTTTCTGATAATGGTTTTATCTCGTCTTGATTGTAAAATTCCTTACCACCACTAAACGATAATTCTTCTAATTTGTCTTGTATTTCGGAATCTGAAATGTGGTAGGTTTGTAATTCTTGTGGATAAGAAGGGTGTATTTCATTAATCCCAGAATACATATAACTTGGACTCCAACCCCACTTTGATTTTTGTTTCATTGGTTCAAATTTTCTTTGAACTAAGTCTAATAAATTTTTTGTAGGTTTTTTCTTCCACATTAAATATTGTTCTATTCTTAAATTACCAGCACCTCTACCCATACCGGTAATTGTTCCGTCAACAATGTCCACCCCAAATTTTTCTGCTTGATATGAATTAGAAAAGGCTAATCCTAAATTATTATGTGGATGAAAACCTAACCATTTATCCCAGTCATCACAAGTCGCTCTAAATTTTTTAAATAATTTTGTAAGTTTTTCTCCTTGCAATGAACCCAATGAATCTGCTACATATATCATATCAGAACTAGATTTACCAATCTTTTGAAGTGCTAATCCTACTTCAAGATTAGTCAATGTGGCTACTTTCATCAGATTTAATGCTGTGTAATATCCTAAATCAGAAATTATTTCTAACATTTCTAATGATTTGTCTAATGTTTTATAATTAGTTGCTATTCTACAAAGTGTAAATGGTGATTTATCTTTTGGTTTAATAACATCAAGTAATAATCTTTTATTTACTTTGTTGTCCTCTATGAAATCTTTAGCATCAATCATAAATGCAAGTTTAGATTGTTTACCAAAAACTTCAACATCTTTTAAAAGGTTTTCAATAAACTTATCATTACATTTTCTAAATCTACCACCGGGTAATGGCGATTTATAACCTAATTCAATGTAATCTACTTCTGAAAAGTTTAAACACTTGACCATTTCTTTAACCAAGTCATCATCAAACTCCCAATTAGTATAATAACCCCCGTCTCTTAATGTGCAATCTAATATTAAACTCATTGAAATGTATCCTCTAAATATTTTTCTAAATCCATTGTTGGATAATAACCCAACTCTTGTTCTAATTTATAACAATCCAACCAATATGCTTTATCGTGTCCAAGTCTATCGTCAACTTGTTGAAAGTTAACTCCACCCTCAGTCAACATAGTTACTTTATCAACAATATCAACATTACACCAAATGTCACCTGTTCCGACATTGTAAATACCATAATGATTTGAACTATGAGTTAACAAGTCAATAATTCTTATATTATCTCCAACCCAAATCCACTCTCGTCTATTCAATCCGTCTCCGTATAACGGGAAAGCCATTTGTTCTTTATAACACTTAAAGAGCTTGGGAAGAAACTTTTCTTCGTGTTGTCTATCACCATAATTATTACAACTGCGTGTAATTAGATAAGGTAATTCGTATGTTTTACCGGCCGCAAGCACAATTTGGTCAGCCGCAGCTTTTGTGGCGGAATAATAAGAACTTGGTTTTAAAACATCTGTTTCAATTGAAGGTTCTTTAACATCACCATAAACTTCGTCAGTTGAAATCTGAACAAACTTCTTAAAGTTTTTCATTTGTCTACATAATTCTAGTAAGTTAAATGTTCCATTAACATTTGTTTTGACAAATGGACTTCCGTCATCAATAGAATTATCTACATGCGATTCAGCTGCAAAGTTTACACAATATTGTATTTCACCAATATCATCATAAGTTAAATCATTGATATCTTTTTTGATTAGTTTAGCATTACCTGGTAAATAATCAATGTTAGAAGCGTATGTAAGTTTGTCCACCACTATCACTTCCATATCTACATAACCCATTTGGAAATCTGTAAAGTGTGAACCAATAAATCCACACCCACCTGTTATTAACATTCTTTCTTTCATAATCTCTCACTCAACTTTCGTAGTTCTTCTGGATAATATTTGTTAGCATTATCTCTGTATCTTTGTTTAAATTCATCTGAATTTGTTTTGTCTGCTATGTAATTTACATAAGGATTTAAATCTCTATACTTTCTGTTTTCACAAACCAACATATTATCTAAAGTATATTGTTTTATATCATATCCTTTTTGTTGCATCATACGACAACCTTCTTCTACAAATGTATCATCTAATCCGTATGAACTTAATGAATCTGGAACATCAATTAATTTTAATAAATTAGAACTAAACACATTAAACCAACCACCACCAAATTTAAATCCATTTAATTCTTTAATTCCAATTGTAGATGAATATTCAAAAACTTCTGAATCTAATTTGAACGGGTCATAGTTCAACCAAATTTTAGAATCATAACCCATAGGAATATATCTTTCATTTGAAATTATATTCCAACTTTCGTCCCACAATCTTAACAATTGTGAATTTAAAATATAATATTTATTATTAATTTGTTCCATTGCTCTAAACAAATAAGATAAATTAAACATTGAAAAATAAACATCAGTATCTAAATACATAAAGTTTTTAGGATTATTTTCTCTAATACTATTTCTTCTCTTATCGTTTATTCCTAAACATCTATTACTATCGTTTATTTCAAAAATATTTTTAGAAGTCCAATCACATCTTTGTTTCATCATCTCAAATTTATCGGCGAAAAACTCTTTTGGTAATTGACTTGTTTCCCAATCGGTTAATTTATCTGATAGGTTTAGGGTAAAGTCTAAAATAACTTCATCATTTGATTCTAAAAAATGTGATGACCTTTTTAAGTGATTAACTATTCTGTCTAGTTCATCTATTTCTCTTGGTAAACAATGTAATATTATATGTAAATCATTCGTCTTCAAGTCTTATAACCTTTTTTTGTTTAACTAAATAATCTAAATAATCTTTTTCTTTTTGTAAATTATGGTCTGTTCTACCACTTCTCCACGCGTGTTTTGATGTTCTAGTTTCTTTTGTATCATAGTAATGAATATATTTATACTCTTTACTATGTCCATCAAATCCGTGAATATAAATTTGGTCATAACTATTAGTCAAAAACTGAATAGCTATTAGACCACTAGTTGGCCATGCTGGTGAAAAGTTTACGACTGAATTAATATCATCTTCTAATTGACTTGGTAGTAATTGTATATCTTCATATTGATTACAAAATTTTAAAACTCGTTGACACTCATCAGTTTGTAAATTAATATTGTGTTTAAATTTTGGACTAATAAAATAAACATAACCGAACTCGTTCCAACGACTAGAACCCTCAATTTTTTCATTTTCATTTTCTAACCATTGAACACCATTATCTGCTAAAAACCAAGCATCAACTCTTGTCCCAACATTTTTTTCATAACTCTTAGTTTTGAATCTATTAATTCTGTAAACTAAGTCGAAGTCATTATCTATTTTTTCACCAAATTCATTGTCCATAACTGATGAACCATTTCCCATTAATAATATTTTCATTTTACAACACACCACCTTTCAAATGAATCTTCTGTGATATATTTTTCAAATCTATCAACTGGTTGATTAAAGAAAAATTCATTTACGGCTATTCTTGCACCAGGATATTTTAACGAATAATATTCGTCAAAAATTATTGAACCACCTTGTTTTACATTTTTGTAAAGGTTACTCAAAACATCTAAATAACTTTGGTATAAATCACAATCTAAATGTAATATGTCTATTTCTTTGTTAAAATTTTCTGTGGTTTCTGAAAATGTTCCTTTATGATATTTGACAAATAAATCTGAAAAGTGATTTTCAAATGTTAAAACATTCCCTATATTTGAAAAGTATTCCTCTGATAAATGATTTAGTCCTTTGAAATTATTTGTTCTTTCTTTTGCTTTATCAAAATGTTCTTGGTCTATAGCTCCATTTTCAAAAAGGTCTATAAATTGTGCGGGTTCGTCATTTGAATTAGAAACTACATCACTAGGAAATCCACCGAAAGTATCAAATCCGTGAAACTCAATATCATAATTATATTTTTTACAATACAAAAGTACTGGAACTAATGTCCAACCTTTGAATACTCCACATTGAACAAATACTCCTGATTTTATTTCTTTTATTTTTTGTAAAAGTAATAAATTATTATAACCAACACTCCATTCTTCAGTATTTACAATATCTAGTAATTCATTGGCTACTGGTTTTATTTCTTCAAAGTCTTGGACTACATCATTATCTATTTGATATGTTTTCATATAACCTATTTTGTCTTTCTTGTCTTTTTATATCTTTCGGGTGATATAAACAAAATTCTTCTTGTGGTGGAAAATGTGAAACTTTTTTTGCTCCCTCAACGACTTCGTGAACTGGATTTATCCAATAAATAGATTTATCATTACGATAAATTCTACCTTGATAATCTGGGAAGTTTATCCACCCTTGTTCCGTTACTCTCCAACCCCATTTCTGTATGTGTTCTTCTGTAATTCCTTCTACGGTATTTACTCTTGGTAACCAAATTAAATCTACATCATTTGATTCTAAAATTTCGTGTATATTTTTAATCAACCATTTGTTTGGTATTTCGTCTGCGTCAATACAAAAAATATAATCAAATTCTTCTCTAATTAAACTATTGGCGTAATTGTGTTGTTTTGAAAAATCACCAGCTAACTCGTGTTGATAATAATCGTATTGTTTTGACTCAGAATATTTTGAAAGTATTTTTCTTGTTGGTGCATCTGAAAAATCATCAACGACTATAATGTGGTCTTGTTCTTTAATGTTTTCAAATAAAAAGTCTAATAGTTTTTCTAAACTATCGGTTTCGTTGTGTGTTAATATTTTATAACATATTCTCATTAACCTTTAACTCCCGTATCTAAATTACTTTCTCTAAGTTTTAGTTCAAATTTTATATTTTGTTCTTTTTTTAATTTTGCCATAACTTTTTCTAAAGCTTTCATTGCGGCTTTTAATTGTTTTTCTCTTAGTTTTTTTAATTTTATGTCTTTTTTTGTTTTTTCAGTCTTGATAGTTTGTTTTTCAGATATGTTTTCTTTAATTTCTTTTATTTCTTCTTCTGGTTGTTCTGGTGCTTCTTCTTTTGGTAGTTTTTTCATTTCTAACTCAATTAATTTTCTTTGAATGTCAAATTTTGAAAAGTCATATGTTACTTTTTTAATTCCAGTCATTTTGTCTAATGAATAAGTTCTGTATAAATCATATCTGTCAAATCGTTTAAGATGTCTGTAATAAGTTTTATCTCCGTCTTCACCACCTTCAAACACAAAATTTAATATTTGTAAACTTTTATCAATGTAATTTGTGTCAACAAGGTATTCAACACTTCTAGTTTTATATTCGGTATAAAATCTATTAATGAGTCTGTTAAAAATAGGTATTGGCATATTTTTTAATAATAGTCCGTGCATTTTTCTTATTTTTTTTCCACCTTTTAACGGGTAAACATTTGTCACCAACACTAATTCTAATTCTTGTCTTCCTGATTTATCAACATATCTAAATGCAACAATGTATCCAGGCCTCATTTCTGAATATTGAATACCTTGTCTATCTTTAATATTTGCTCTATGTGTTGCTAAAAAACTCATCTTACATCATCATTCCGGGATTCATAGGTGGTTGTGTTGAATCAGATTTTTCTTCTGGTTTATCTGTAATGGCTACTTCCGTAGTTAATAACAATCCAGATATTGATGAAGCATTTTCAACGGCTACTCTGGAAACTTTAGCTGGGTCAATAATACCCGACTCAAACATATTAACATATTCTTCGTTTCTTGCGTCATAACCAAAATCATCTTCACTCTCAAGAACTTTCTGAACAACGATTGATGATTCCACACCAGCGTTTGAACATATTTGTCTGATTGGCCCTTCCAATGCTCTTTTCATAATATCAACACCGACTTGTAAACTTGGTGTTGTTTCTATGTTTTCTAAGTCTTTACTTGCTCTAAGTAATACAACTCCACCACCTGTTACAATTCCTTCTTCAACAGCGGCTCTTGTTGCGTGTAAAGCATCATCAACTCTATCTTTCTTTTCTTTCATTTCAACTTCGGTAGCGGCTCCAACATTTAATACTGCTACACCACCACTTAATTTTGCTAGTCGTTCTTGTAGTTTTTCTTTATCGTAGTCTGATTTACTTTTTTCAATATGAACTCTTATTTCATTAACTCTGTTTG